TTCATCCGGCCAGCGGGCGTTTTCCCAAAGTCGTATCGGCTTGGGCCAGAAATTAGACTCTTAATAGACTTCTCCCCGAAAGGAGTTTCTTTCCCAGCCCAGTCAGTATCCTGAGTCCAGGGCGTCACCTGCTCCAGAAATGGATTTCCGCCGGTCATCAAATTAGTTCCGCCCGGAAGCTTGCTGTAAATTTCAAAGAGACGATTAAACTCAGTCTGAGCCTCGTTTTGCTGAGGAGAAATTTGGCCTTGATTGTCTTCCCTGAAAAGGTTATGCGGGTCTGCCCCCTTGTCGATAGCGCGTTTGAGCGCCGCGAGCACATCCATCCGCTGCTGATGGTATTTCATCTCAGGCGTGATCTGCGTTGATGCTTTACCCGCGAGAAGATCGCCCATAGGGTCCGGCTCCGCAGGCGGGGGCGTCCCAAGCTCAGGTGGAGGAAGCATCTGCGAAGGCGGCTGCGACTTGTACATACGCGATCTCCTACGGTGCCGTGATCGTCTCGATGACGCGGTACACACCAACCGGCGCGTTGGAGTTGGAAGCCGAGGTCGCGTATGCCTGAACGCGCGCGGTCTCCAAGGGGTAGTACGTCGTCGAGGTAGCGAGCTGCACAATATACGTAGGACTCGCACCCCCGGGAATCGTCACGTTCGCTAACGCTGGAAAAGCCGGGGCAGTCACGATCTCCTGAATCTCTGCGATCTGAACCGCGGCGTTCGAGTTCCCCGCAGAGAGCGTCACGGCAGCGGCGAGCGCATTGAACCACCCGGAGTAACTCGTGCCGCTCGTAAGCGCCACAACCCACTGTACGTCGATTGGCTGCTGGGCGAATGTTGGCACGGCCTTATCGTCCCCCTATCGGTCTATACGCAGCTTTTTCAGTAGGGGTCAAGCCGTGACGCGCTGCGATCTCACGGCGCTTTCGGTTCGAGCTCACTTCATGGTTGCTCAAGGGGCGGTAAGCCAACTTCGGCTTACCGTCAGGTCTTGTACCGACTACGGCATCCACCCCCGGTAGACCGATATTCCAGGATGCGCTCCCATCGGCAACTCTCCTCGGATCCCGGGAGTCCTCACCCGACGAGTCGACGCGCATCTGCACAGCATTCGAGGGGCCAAAGTGCTGCGCTGCGAAGTCGCCGCACCCCGGACAGCGCAGCATCCCAAGGCCAGCATCTTCAACAGTTGCCAGCGTCTCAAGAACTCCACATGCCGGGCAGCTCGTATCGTACCTTCGCATTTGCCCCATGCTAGCCTGGAACAGGCCGTAGGATATGTGTAAAAATACCTTTAAGGAGTTACTGTGGAAAATGGTTACCACCATTTGCTATCTTCTTCCAAGCTTTCTTCATCCACGTCGCGCTTCTGAAAGCCCGGAAGCCCAGCGCCAACCAACTCGAAGGGGTCCCACGGGATATCGTCTTCGTCATAATCCAGGGCGGAGAAGTCGTTGGTATCTCCGGGCTCATCGGCTTCAGGGCCAAAGACCTGAGCGCGAATCCGAAGGAGCACGCAGAGAATCTGAAGCGCGGAAACGAGGTCATCATGGCGTCCGCCTGCCCCTCCGTAGGAACTCGCGTCTCCGTAGCTATCAAGCTGTTTATAGGTAGACATCTGCGTTACGACTTCCTCATCGGGAATGTCGATGAGGTCATTCTCCACCATGCGGCAGGTGTAGCTCACCATGATCGGCTTGGTCTTGGCGTTGCTCTCCCAGCCGATCGTGCGCGTCGCGGGAGCTCCGATCTTCACGAAGTCCTGATACCGATACAGCATCGGGTACAGACCCTTCTTGTCGATGTACGAGCACATCGCAGCACCGGGTCCGGTCCATTCCGGCACGAGCTCGGGCATCGAGACCTTCTCTCCCACGACACCCCGAATCGCCCAGCACAGAGCCGCCGCAAGTTCCCCGAAGAGAATCGGATTGATGTGCCCTCGCCAGCTCATAATCACTTCGTCCTGGTGAAATTCATTGAGCACGCCAACGAGGAGCGTTGAAAAGTCGGGGTCCTTGCTATTAGGGTTCCCCTGTCCCACGTCGCAGCAAACGAAGACCCGCTCGTTCTTTTTCGGATACCGAAAAATCTTGAGGTTCTCGTAGCACCTATCGTTGTCGTGGGGATCGAACCCAGCATCCTGCGCCTCGAGTGCAGTAAGGAGCTGCGGGCGACGTACGAGATCGTGTATGGTTTCCGTCTCGGCGTCTTTGGGCGAGTCGCCCCAATAGACATCGCCTTCCCAGATCGGAGGGCGGCTCTTATTGATGAGCCTCTTGATCGCCTTGCGCGTAAATACACTCACGCCGCTCGTGAGAAATGCTGTGGCCAGGTCTTCAGGGAACTCCTGGCAGAAGTAATCCTCGTCGCCGTTGAAGGTCGGGCCGGCCAGCATCATCCGCCGCCAGCGAAGCTGCTCCATGCTGATGTACGGGAAGCGCCGGAGCAGATCGGTCTCTGTAACGGCGAGCGTCTTTGAAAACGCGATACGAGACTCTTCATCGTCAAAGGGAAGCGCAAAGCTGTACGCCATCTCGTGCCACGGGATGAAGAGCAGGCTCATCTCGCCGTACTGCGTCTTCTTCCGTGAATGCGCATCCATGCAATTCTCATAGAACCAAGCACCCTTGCCTTCTTGGCCATTGGGCGTCGACTCTATGTAGAGCGAGGAGTGCGGCTTCTTAGAGATGGTAGGGTATAGCGCGCGAAAGAGATTCTCCGCATCGACGTAATACGCGGCTTCGGTCGCGTGACAATTCTGGAATCCGAAGCCAAGGTACGCATCGAGAGAGCGAGCCGTGGCAACGAGGAGCTTGGAGTTCAGCGGAGGAGCGAACTCGATCCGATCTTTAGGCGGAGAGTTCTTAAACTGCGGTGGAAGCGGCGGACGCACCGGAAGCAACCCACCCGGTATGAGACTTTCCGGGACGTGCATGTGCTCAGGCATGTGCTCCCAGAAGCGCCGACACATTGCCAGGATGTTCTCGGACGGATTGCGCTCGTTTGCGAGGATGAGCGAATACGTATTGGGGTGCGTGATCGTGTCGTCGAAGATGATCGACTCGACGCCCGTGGAAAGGCCGGCACGTCGAGCCTTACAGATGACGATGCGCACGGGCATACGCCGCTCTTGATACCACTGCACCTTGCTGTACAGTTTGATCTGCGCCTCGTTGTACCGAAGCGGGATGATCTCTCGCGTATCGGCTTCGAGGATTTTATAGAGCGCCTCGATACGAAAGCGGGCATCAGAACGAAACCGTGCAAGCCGCCGCGCTATCTCCGCATCGACGGCTACGTTCGAGGCTTAGTCATCTTGGGGGTCTTTCACGAGATTCGAAGATGCTTGGGCCACCTCGGCAAGAGCCTGCAGGCGTTCTGAACTCCCCTCTCCGGTATCGAGAATCTTCTCAATCTGCGTAAGGGCTTTGAAGTACACGGAGCGGCTAATAACATCGAGGCGCGCGTCGCCGTAGGTTTGGGCCTTTGTATTCAAGCGTGGCTTCCTTCTGTGACGGGGGGGACGAACTCTTGCGGGTTGACGATGCCCAAAGAAATTGCGATCGCAACGAGATTGGTTCGATTAAGCGCGTAGAAATACCGCATCATCTGCGCGATCTCATTCTCGGTATAGCGCTGTGAAAGCCCGATGATCGGGCCTATGTGCCGGGCACTAAACCCGTGCGCAAGCAACACGAGAATCGTGCGCCATCGCTTTCCCAGGGGCGAAGATCGGTCGACGACGTTAACGTGATAGCAATCACATCGTTCGCACAATGCGCAGGAGAGACGAAGCCGAAACCGACTCTCCATTCTCCGGCGTGCAAGCATCGCAAGCTGTTGGGTTTTCCATGCTGCTCTCACGCAAACGCTCATTGCAGCCCCCTTCTCCAGACGAAAAGCCGCCGTGCTGCTACCGCACGAGCGGCCCTCTTCGAGGCCTACTCATTATCTTCTTCATCACCCGAACTCACCATCTCGGCAACTTGTAAGTCTCCCAAGCTTACACGCACCGGCTCTCCCGGATCATGAGCCAGAAGCGTAAGAATGTCATTCTTGTTTTGAGGCGCTTCAAGGGGAAGAACCTGCTTCTCTTGGCTTTGCGTTTCAACCGCTTCCTTTGCATGAACCAGCGAGTGAAGATTGATATGAACATTGGTGCTATTGCCGGTATCCCCCTTAACCCAACCTTCGATCTTCGCAAGCTGCACCGCTGCCCGAATCGCGGCGTCGTCGGCTCCAAAGCGAGCAATCTTCGTGATACGCGCGATAATCTCAGCCCGCTGCTCGCGAGCCGGGCGCATCGACTCCTCGACGATCTGAGCCACGCCCTGGGTCCCGATGACGCGGCGCTGAAGCTCTTCGCTAAAGCAGATATCTTCTGGGAACCCGAGCAGCATAAGCGCCCGCCGTGGGTCGCCCCACTCGCGCATATAGGCGATCGACGCCATCTCGTCACGCGAACGCTGGGAGCCAAAGCGCTCCCAACTCTCGATATCCGTAGGCGCTTTCTTGAGCGCGAGCTGCTCCCGCAGACGGTCGATCTCCTCACGAAGCTCTTTGGTCACGACAGCTTTCCGGCGAGGAGACTTCGCACTTCCGGCCTTTCGTGCGTGTTCTTTTCGCTCTGCGATAATTTCCGCCCGAGCCTTCTGCGCTTTTACGGGGTCAACGTACGTTGTTATTGCGGTAGAAGCCACCGCCCGGGATGGGGGCTTGGTCGGGGATCCCTTCGTTGCCGTGCGTCGTATATTCGCGGTCTTCTTCTGCATTCGCTAACCTCTGCGCAAGTAAAGCAGCGCGCAAATCTTCTTCTGATGGAGCATCATACGGCGGCCTGTGGCGGCTTCCACCATCGCTATGAACCTCGCGAATTTTCTCGACCGCATCACTTGCTTGATGGAGGATGGATTCTTCGGCATCTGCTTGTGCTCCGTGCGCGCGAGCTTTATGGAGAGCGGCGATGGCTTCGGCCCACCCACGAGCTCCCATTACGGTCACAAAGAGCACGAAAGCCAGCATCAAAATGCCGCAGAAGAGCAGTAGGATACAAAACACGTCAAACGCATCACTCATAGGGCGTTAAGTTGTTCTAGCGCATCGCAAAGGCTTATCGGCTCCGGCATCATTTTCTGCGGGGCCTTACGTATGGGATATTGCTTCGGAAGAAATCGGCGTATTATTTTTCCGTTTTCCCCTCTCACCACTTCCAACTGAACGCGCTCACGGTTTCCGTTGCGATGCGACGTATAGCCGCCCATCGCGTGCATACGTTTGCGCTTATGCGAGGACATCTCAAGGGCCATCGTCTCACGCCCGCGACGACGGTGCTCCTCGTTCACTCTATGCGTCATCGTTCACCTCTGTCATAAAGTGGTGCGCCGATAGAAAACTTCTCACATCCGTATTCCATTCGCCGGTTCTTGGACACAGATATTTTACTTGGTCTCCCCAGCGTTCTAGAATCGTGAACGTCCCTCCGAGTGCCTCAAACCTCTTCCCGACTTGAATGCTCTCGGGGTCGATGTGCTCATTGCCATAGGTAGGCTCGTTCATTTCCGGCTTCCTTCATACATGGGGTAGCCTGCGGGAGTTGAACCCTGCATTCTCGCTTTCACAGAGCGGCGTCCTACCGTTGGACGAAAGCCACCATAACACATCATCGGCAACTGAGCGATCTCCGCCCACATCCGGCATTCGGCAAGCTCGCAGTGATGAACGGGACAGCTCATCGAGCATCAATCCATCTGAGCATCGTGTCGCGCCTCATGCTCAACCACCAAGCCGCGACATCTTCACCATCAACTACAACGATCGCGTCTTTCGTCATCTCGCTTGCGTTCATCGTCATTACTCGCCCGTCGCATGTCATATCGCGTGCTTATCCCCCAGCTTCCGCTGATAATATTCCCGAAGCGCCTCCCGCGTGGAAAGCGGCAGCGATGCCTCTCCTCGCTCGTAATCCTCAAGCCAATCCCGCGTCAGGCTCCAGCCGACCTCTCTCACCACGTCTTCCAAAGAAAGATTGAGCCCAATACGCAGCTCACGCCACCAAGAACGCTGATGATGAACCGCTTGGGGTGCCTCTGCTTGTCTCATGGATGCTTTTCTTTGAGCGCTTTCTTCCCGGCTTCCAACATCGCTTTAATTTTCGCTCCGCCCTTTTCCCCGATCTTCTGATAGAAATCGGGCGGCTGATTCTCTTTTACCTTGTTCCCGCCAATCTTGCCGATGAGGCGGTAGAAGTCGGGTCCCTTCGTGTTCCGAGTGGCAACCCCACCCATAGAACCGATCTTTTGGTAGAACTCTTTGCCGCGTTGCTTGGTCTTCTCGCCTCCACGGCGACCCGCCTCGCGCGTGGTCATCTCGCCGTACGAGGTCTCATCCTCATCTAAGTCTGAACTCTCTCCCATTGCTTGAGTCTAGACCAAGCGAGGGTATCTGTACAATCCCCGCGCAAAAAGAAAAACCCACATTTTGAGTGCGGGCTTTTCCCTGTGAGAAAAAAGAACCGATGGTATGCTACGCCGACGATCTTTTTCTATGAGGCCGGCACTGTCCCTCTATCACCTCTGACAAGCGGCGTGAGCGCATGAACGATGCTGGTGAAGATGCTGTCCTTGAGCCTCTGCTCTAGGGGAAGCTGGTCATAAGGAACATAGCATGGATGCTCTTTCTTGTCCGGGTCCTTGATCGGCCCGTACTTCCAACCATCCTGTGCTTTGCCTTTGAGCCAGTTCTCGTGCGACCCCGAAGGTCCAGCGTTAGGATTCTCGAGATGGAAGAGCACACCGTCGATCGCACTCCGGACCTGCCAGGTGGGCGCGTCTTCCCACGCAGGCTGTGAGGCGTCCCCTAGCTCCTGGCAATATGCTCGGTTTGCTTCATGAACAATCCGAGCGATTCCCGGAATGGTCATACCGTGACCCCAATCCTTTCCGTGTGCGCGAGCTCAGGGGCAAGAGGCTCAAGCCGCGGTGCCTCAAACGTAATCGCTGAGTTCGCGATCATGACGATCTCGTTGAGGTCGGCAGCAAAGCTCTGTACCATGTCCTCAGCGGGGACGAGCGCATCAAGTCGCGTGAGTGCTCTATCACGCCGGCTCTTTGCATAGTCCGCCAAAGATTCACTTGCGGGAGGCTGCTCGGGAGCTGATTGAACAATCGCATCACGCATCTCCAAAGACGCTTCACGCAGAGCGAAAAGAGCAAGCGCGGACTTCTTAGCAGCCGCACGAATCGCGTTGCCCTTTAGCACTTGCTCGGGAGACCACGGATGATATTGGAAAATCTCGCTGAGGTTCTCCGGCGTTATCAAGCGGTTAGCTCCCCGTAGGATTAGGCGCTGAAGGAGCGGCGGCATCTTCTTTGGGTGCGTCGGCTGGCGGGACGGCGGGAATCGCCGCGGTCTCTTCGCCTGGGTCAGGAGTCTTTTCAGTATCGCTCATGGCAGGCAGGATACCGCAGGCCATGAAAAAAGCCCTCGTCGTGTGATTCGGATACGAAGGCTTCGTGTCCACAACGCTCAACTTACTCATCGCAAAATAAGGAGCACCGTGCCTGTACCATATCCGCCCGATCCCAAGGAAGTCCTCCTGTCTGACATGGATCGCCAGGTCATCTTCCTCATCGCCGAGGGCCAGCGCGCCAAGGTCATCGCCGGCCTCCTCAAGCTCTCGCGCAAACAGCTCACGACCATCTACGAAGACCTCCGCAAGAAGATCGGAACGCCCTCGTGGACCGGCGTTGCGGTGTGGGCCATCCGAAACGGAGTCATCAAATGAGCGTTAACGTCCATAACCTACCGATCAACGAAGAACTCACGATGGACGGCCCCGTGAACGTCTATATGCCCGAGGATATCACGATGGGAGTTTTCGGACTCGGGGATGACTTGAAAGCCCCACTAGTGGTCATTATCGTCGACCACTATCCTCCATGCTGCGTCGCGAAGACCGCAGAGCAATGCCGCCATTGGGCCGCAGACTTCACGCGAGCAGCAGAAGAACTCGAGAAGCGCGCGAAAGTTGAGGAGCCGAAATGACTATTCTTCAGATCGCTGCCGCCCTGGAGATCGGAGGCTTCGGCTTCGATGAATCCATCGCTATAGCAAAGGGAAGCGGCGCGAAAGTCCCCTCTCTCCGAGAGCAACTCCACATCGCTCGCACAGCGCAAGAACTCCAACGCAGGCGTGCCGAAGCTCTCGAAGAGATCATCGGGCAGATCGAACGTGAACCGTGATCCCGGACTCTAAACTCGACGAGCTCCTCGCGCTCGCAACGAACGCTTTGCAATCGCGTGATATTTGGTATTTATGGAATGAGAATCCGTCCCCCGATGGAGGCAGAGCATCTCGGCTGATTTACGCTGCGGATCCCGAGACTGTCATGCGACTCGTCGAGGAAATACGCATGCTCCGCCTAGAGCGGGATGAAGCAAGGACCGAGATCAAGCGTCTCATGCACCTAGCGATGGAGATGAATAAGGAACTTAGCGCCTACCACCAAGCAGAAAGACCCCCAGAAAAAATTTCTCAGGGAGCAGAAGGAGACCCCAAGCCGACGCCGTAGATACACCATCGCGAGACGACCGCTCGACGGAGCGCCGATCTCGGAAAGGCTTGTGGGCGCATCGGCGTCCTTACCACAAGCGGGATGTCGGTAGCCCAGAGTCCAGTCGCTCGCGCGATTTCACTCCCTCGGGATACCTAGAGGGAGTTTTTCTTGCCAAGTCCATCACGAAAACAAGCACACGGGTACGGCTACGGCAGCGGACGAGGCTCCGCCATGACCAAGCAGTTCAACGAGAACATGGCCAAGCCGCCAAGCGAAAGACCCTACCCCTTCCGCTCATCCGACTCCCCCACCCCATCCGGGAGACAGTGCTACGGCCTCTCAAGCCTCTCCGATTGGCAAGTCCTCACCCTCATCGCCGTCGCCATGTACCTCATCCACGCCATAGCCATGAAGCTCGGATGCAACTGCCCATGAAGATACGCCTCGATTCCGGCACCGTGCTCGACGTCGACCATGAGCTTCGTCTCGCAAGCGCAGCAGATCAATGGAAGCTCGTAGCAGTTCTTCAGGCCCTCCACGCAGCCCTTAGCGTGCGCACTAAACACGGTCCCCCATACCCCGGCGTAGTCGATGCGATAAACGAAGTGCTCGATAACCACGGCGACTCCGAGGACATCGGAGATGCGTGCTATTTGCATGGGCGTTCGTCCATGCGGCAAGCCGTCCGCCAAGCCGCAGGCGTCGTCGAGGAAGGCTCATGACCTTCCCCCCCGGCTCCATCCTCACGCACCGCAAAGGCGGCACCTACACCGTCATCCTCACCCCTGACCTCTGCACCCTCGAGGAAACCCGCGAGCCCGCATACGCCTACCTCGCCCAAAGCACCGGCAAAATTCACGTCCGCCGACAATCGGAGATGGAAGACGGGCGCTTCCGGCGTCTCAAAGAAGCGCAGGAGCCTCAGAGATAGCTTTCTGGTATCCGTTGCCATTTCCATACAGACCAAACCGAGGATTGAGCCGGTACAAATGCCCCGCTCCTATTCTTCCCCCACGTAAGATAACGTTTCTTCGTAAAAGCTGCGTTATCGCCCGCGAAACACCCTGTTGCTTTAACCCGAGCGCCTTCCCTATCTGCGCCTGGGAAGTCACCGCGCATCCGTTCCCAACGCGCGTCTTCGAAACCAAATAGCAAAGCACACGCAAGCTCTCCCCTCGTAACACCTTATCCCTGGCAGCCTTGTCCAAAGCCCCCTGGAATACCATCACAAACGGCGGCAGGGGACTTTTTCTCCTCGAAGAAGCACCGTCCTCAACGACCTCATACGTCGTCGCGTCGATCTCAATCGTCTGGTTCATTTCGCCCTCATACAACACCCACTACAACACGGGTGTTGTACTGTTACTACACATAGGTAGTAAAGCCTTTCACGACACGAAACGCGCTTTCCCTTTATTCATACCGGAAAGATTCGCGCTCTTCTCCTTCATACTACTCCGCCCTCTTATTCTTATATACCTTATACGCGGAGGCACTCCGCAGTGAAGCCGTAGGCGTAACGGAATACCAAGCAACCCATTCACTACTCTCAACTCGCCTCAGAAAAAATCTCTGCGCAAATTTTCACCGGGGGCACTAGCAAAGGGTGAAGATCATCCCCCACACCGCCGTAAGCCAGGGGTCACCGGGTTGTCGTCGGCGATCGTCGTCGGTGCGCTGCGGGAGTGCGTCGTGCTTGGTAGGTGTTGCTTGTTTGCGAAGGGGGTGGGCGTGGCACGGGGCCGGCGTTGGGCGGTGCGGATGCTGGCCTTCAGGGTGCCGTCGGGCACCGTGGGGGCTCTCCTTAGCGGAGGTCGCCACCAACGGCATGGGATGCCATGGCACCGGCGCACACAGCTACGACAAAAGACATGGCAGAGAGAGCAGGAAGGGGCTAGGATGTGTGTAGGGGGATGTGGTAATCCCTCGCTTACGAGTAGCTTTGGCCGGATCCTGGCGTATTGGCTGTGGTTTAGGCTTGGCTGTCGTTGTATGCTATGAATAGGAGCTTAGTGGTATGAGAGACGTATACGTGCGCGTTGCGCGAGCGCGCATCGAGTTGGATGAGATTTCGGCTGCGGTGTGGAGACTGCAGACGGCGAAGGATGTGGAGGGACTAGCAGATGGTCGGTATCGGACGTATACGATTTTGGTGCCGTCGCGTGAGGCATGCGTATGATCGTCGATATCCGGCAGAGTATCGGACCTCATGTGAGCCTTGGGACGTTTTGGCTTGACTTGCTGGAGCGCAAGATTGCTCAGTATGCGCGTCGGCCGGATCCCGGCGTGACGTTGATTTCCACGGGGCTTGATCGACATCGTCGGCCTCGGGTACGTATTGATCGAGAACCTGGGCGTATGTATATCGACGCCACGTCGCCTATTGAGCGATGACGGCTTCGCCTGAAGAGTCTCAGCGTGTCGGTTGAGACGAAACGGCCTTGAGGCCGTCGCGGAATCCGATTCCGTACTTTACTTTCTCTCATCTCTAGGAGTATTTCAGACCATGTCTATTCCAGCTTCAGCGGCCAAGCTTGCTTCGGCTGACCACGGATCTCATGGGCAGCCGGGCAGTGGTGCTACGCAGCGCAGCGCCAGCGTATGGCGTCTCATTTCCGGGAAATTCGCGTGTCAAGTGCGGGAGCGATCCGGCAGTAATCAGGGATACATCGAATGGCATCACGAGCGCGAGGTAATATACCGCCACGCATCCCTAGATGAGCTCCTTGCCGTTGCGCTATCTGAGGAGAGCGTCCCTGAGATCAGGGCCGCGATTCGGGAAGCGATTGGCGATGCGGAGGATGCGATGGACGCGGCATCTACGTCCCAGACCGCCTGACGAGGCTAGGCTGATCGGCCTAGCCGAAACCGGAACGCTTGCGGGCGTTCCTGGTCGCGGAATCCGATCTTCCATCGAGGTTCTTCGCCGCCTTGCGTAACCGGCTAGGCGCGTTGCTCCCCCTGTGTACTCCTATTCCGGGGGGAGCGACGAGGTGCTTTTGGTTGGTAGGAATAGGGTGTTAGGAGTGCTTCGCTTATGTATACCGTGACGAACTTCCGCACGAAGAAGGCGCTGAAGGATGCGCTGATCGCAGGCAAGCGTGTGGAAGTGTACCAGCCCAACGGAGATATCTTTGGGCGCGCACCGCAAACAGAGGGGCGCGTGGCGATCGAAGGGCCGCATTATCCCGAGCCTCACCGTTGGTATGCCGAGGCGATCATTGCTGGCGGCGTTATCGTTTCTCTCGACGGGAAGAGCGTTGAGAAGATGCGCGCGAAGGCGGCTATATCATGAGCCGATTCGCTGCGTCAAGCTTTGGCCGGGAATGTGGCCAAGCGTACTTGCGCGAGAACGGGTTCGCAGTACACGACATAGGGGAGACTTCGTGAGTTCCTCTGCGCGCGGGCGCGTAGGCGCGCGGGAGGCTTTGCGGGCTGCGAGCTTGCGCTTGCCGCTTCCTGGGCAGCTCTCGCTCTTGGAGGAGTATGCGCTTTCCGGGGCCTTTTTCACACTAACCTTCAGGAGTTTTTCCGAGCTATGCTTACTGCTTTGCCTGCTGCCGTTCCTCCCAGCTCTCCTGAGATCGAGAAGGCCAAGGCTGCCTGTGTGGCATACTTGCCAACGATCGAGCGGACTTCGCCTGGCGACGGCGGGGCGCTCAAAGTGCCCTTTGGGGGCTCGTACGTTCGCGTGACGTGCTACCACCGCGCTGACGGAGAGCTTGTCGTCAAAGTTACTCGCCCGCACCGGGTTCGGCATTACCACCTCGTTTTTTCGGAGACGCAACCATGATGACGCTGTGCGATCTATGCCGTTCCCCTGAGCTTGATGCCGCTAAGGATGCGTGCCACTCCGCACGGATAGCCGCTCACGAGGCCGCGAATATCGCCGAGGAGCACTTGCAGCGGATGCGCCTGGAATATCATCTCGTCTTCGACCGATTGCATCGGGAGCATCCACACCCGTATACGGAGACGCACCCGAAGGCGAGTGAGGAGTTTGCCTCTTGGATGAAGGCCCCGCATGCAGAGCTCATAGCCGAGCTTCACCGGCGGGGATATGGGGACTTCGCCGCTTGGTGCGGGGCAAATAACGCGCGCGTGAATTATGCTTTGCAGCTCTTGGAGGCCGCAGAGCTTCTCGTTTGCGGAAAGTGCGGGCATCGGCCGCTGCTCACGATTTTACAATCGCAATCTACGCTCGGGCCGACCCCGCCGCCGGAGAAGCGCGCATGAGTTACACGCCCGAGGAGATCGAGTCCGCGCTGACCGAGGCGAAGGCCCTACTGCGCCATCGCCACGGGGACAACCGCCGCGCGCTAGTCGAGATTATCGAACAGCTCCGAGCCGACTTACGGCACATGGATAGCGAGCGCGCTTTGGCAGGGGATGAAGCGCAGCATTGGGCAACGCGGGCGATGCGAGCGGAGACCAAACTCGAGCACGCCGAGCAACAGCATGCGAAACTGATTGATGCGCTCGAGGCCATTCTGGAGATTCCTAGACCTCGAGAGGTGCAAGGGGACACTGCATTCGCCGTTATCGTGAACGCGCGGAGCGACGGCTACAATCTCGCTTTGGATGCCGTGCGCGCCGCCGCGAAGGCGCACGAGTGAAGCGCTTCGCCACGCTTGATGATCTGTACGCGGCCATTCCGCCGACCGCGTGCAAGGGGCTCTGCTGGGAATCGTGTATTGCCGGCGTCCGCGCGCACCCCGATGAGCACGAGCGCATGCGTAAGCTAGCCGAGAACCGCCCGACGGTCGCGAAAGTTGGACATGGGCAATGCCGTTATCTCACGCTCGAGCGGCGCTGCTCGGTGTACGAGGCGCGTCCGCTCATCTGTCGGCTGTATGGTGCGATCGAGAACTCGCAGATCGGATGCGAGCATGGGTGCTGCGATGAGCCGCTCGTCGAGGCCGAGAGCTTCGAGCTCATGAAAGCGTACGTTCTGTTGCGTTCCGGGCAGTACGAGCCGATCTAGTGCCCGGTGAGCGCGTGGTACGCCGTGGCGGCCGCTGCGAGGTACAGGAGAACGATGACCACGCTCAATGCCCCGCGTTGAGGCGCATGAGCACGTACAGAGCTGCGAAGACGCCTAGAGCTACCATGAGCTCGAGCGTACGACGCTGAGATTATGGGGTGATGAAGACCACATAAAGAGACCCCGGCGTGCGTTGCCGGGGTCTCTTTACTTGCAGTCTCTCTCGTGCTTTGCCTTATATGTCCTTGGAGTCTTGGCGCTCGGTTTCCGCGATGTACCGGATGATTCCCTCCGAAAAGCCGTCGAAGTGCGCTGTCCAGCCCTTGCCGTAGCCCACACCGTTCTGCGATGATGCGACATTGAGCATATAGGCTTTGCGAGCGACCGGCGTCGGCACGCGGTCTTCGGTCTGCTCGTCGCTGATGACGATGAGGCGGTCGTGCGGCACCTGCGCGTTGATGTGCTCGATGGCTGCACCGAGGCGCGTTGAGCCGTGGGGTTGGGAGTTCAGCACCGCATCGACGCCCGCGAGGCCCCGCCTGGGCGGAACTTCGCGGATTTCACCGCTGAAGCTGAAGACGCGGAGCTTCTCGCATCGGATGACGCTGGCGAGTGTGGCGGCTGCATCGCAGCGCTTGAGGTCTGACTTGGCCGAGAGGGGCGAATCCATCGAGCCGGAGATATCGACGAGCACGACGGTCGTGCCGGGCAGCACGGGGGATTCCTCGATGCTCGCGCAGAGTGCCTCGTCGATCGCGGCTTCCCACATGGGGACCGCTCGCGCCGCAGCGATGTAGCGGAACGGGAGAACGCGATACGCTCCGTGCCCTCTTGCGCGGACGGCATCGAGCACGAGCTTCTCGTCGCAGCCGGCTTGCTGCATGTTCCGTAGGTTACGCAATAATGCAAAGTAACCAAGCTTTCCCTCGCGAATGAGGCTTTCGAACGTCTCTTTCTTTGCCTTGCCCGAGCTCAAGAGCACTTCCCACGTTTCAGGCGTGGCGAGCTCCTTGGATGCTAGGCGCTTCCACATCGCCGCCTGTTCGTCGTTGTCAGGCCGAGGGTGGACCATGAACATGACGTCGCGCAACTTTATTGCACCGTCTCGGTTGTACTTTTGTAAATTATATTCATCAAACGAGGCGAACGCTTGGGCAAGGCCCTTCTTGACCTGAGCCGAGAGCTTGGGCTTCACCTTATCCGGCGTGACGCCATTGAGGCGCGCATACACGACGAGGAACTCAGCGAGCTCATCCGCGCGCTGAATCGTATTAGCGATTGCACAGGAGACGAGACTGTTGCCGCGCCCACGCCGTGCGAGCACGGAGAGCAGAAGCAGCGGAACGTGGCGGAGATGAAACTTCGAGCGAGCCTCATGCGCGAGCGCTGCGAGGGTCTCGATAGGGACCTTCTCGGCGTTCTCGACGATGCGGTCGGCAATGCTCTGACCGTTTTCATAGTAACCCTCTTCCCAAAGCAAGCAAGAAAGCACCGACCGACGGAGCTGCTGCTCTGCGTTGAGGTGTGGGTATGCGGGTCCGCCTTCGTGGGTTAGGACGGGCGGGCGCTCGAGGGGCACGTTGAGCCGGGACATGGACGCCATCTCTTTCTGGAGAGGATTGTTGACCGGGGAACAGGCGAGGATAGGGTGTTTTTGTGCTTCTGCTCTACCAGTTGAGCTACGCGATCGCCTTGCGGCGGTCCCGGAGGGAATCGAACCCCCAACCTGAGGCGTCCGATGCACCTAGCCCTCTACGCCACCGATCTGAAACTGTTGGCCCAGGAACAGGCGACCCTGAGGTTTTACCGTGTTACCGCTACACTACGCGGCGCCTTGCGGCACCGTGCCGGGACTCGAACCCGGGATGGCTCGCGTTGATCGAGGAACTCAGTTTCTACGCCATGGACCTAATTGGTGTGTGATGGGATACGCTCAGAGAACAAGCACCACCGGGTTTTCTTTGAACGAAGTAACCGGCGGTTACGCTACCGAGCCCGCCGATGCTCTCACACGCGCGAGACGCTGTCAAGACCCTACTTGCACGCATATCGAGGGAGTCCGTACACACGCAAGCATCCGGCCCCCTCGAGCCCTACCGCGCCACCAGCCGGGCCAGCATTCATGCACGTTAACGAACGTGGTGCGCGTTCCCGGCGGCTTCTTCGCGCTTTCAGGACCCTCCCGCCCGGAGGTATGCCTCGACGTGATCGGGTGGCGGGGGCTCCCATCCGAGAAGCCTGCGCTTTGGGGCCGTCGTTACGCTAGGATCGTTCGAACGGGTGGGGGCTATACTTTGAGCCACCCGCGCCGATTCCGTGGATTGTGGGGCATTGTAGGGGCCTTTATCGAGGTCCGCGCTTTCGGCCTCTTCGCCTCGAACGCGCATGCGGTCTTTGGCGTCGTGATAAGCGTTCTCGCACGCTTCGTGGAGGTGTCGAGGAACGCGGAAGCCCCAGGACGTCTCGACCATGACCGAGGGCGGGTAGTGCGGCGTGATCGGTAGCGGGTTGGTCTCCCGGAGCGTCTTGCGCTCTGCCGGCGGCATTGTCCATGGCCCGGCGGGATTGTCGCGATACAGCTCGTCGTCGTCGAAGGTGCTCATGCTTGCCCCCCCCCTCACGTCCTGAGTGTACATCACGGCAGATTCCGGGGGAAACCGCGCACTTTCCAGCTCGTGAGCGCAGCGATGCCGAGCATGCCGAAGACCACGCCGGCCGTTACCGCCGGGGAGATGTCGAGACCGCCGATGCCGTGGATGGCGAGCTTGAAGGCAACGAAGGCCAGGATACCGATGACCGCGAGGTTGAGATGCGTGAGGTATTGCTTGAGTGCCTCGAGCACGAAGTACAGCGAGCGTAGTCCGAGAATCGCGAAGACCATGGCCGAGTAAATCAGCATCGGGCTTTTGGTGACGGCGATGACCGTCGGGACCGAGTCGAAGCTGAACATGATATCCGTCACCTCGATGGCGATGAGGCAGAGAAAGAGCGGGGTCGCGCGGCGGAGCGAAAAGAACCGATGGCCGTCGCACTGTGAGGTCACGGGGAGCCATGTCTTCACCCCCCGGATGTACCACCGGCTCGAATGATCGACTTCCCCGCCCTCCTCCCCGCCCTGTGCGAGCTTGAGCGCCGACCACGCGACGAACGCGGCGAAGACGATTTCCATGGGGCGGCCGATGAGCGCGAGCGCGCCGACCCCGATGGTCACGAAGAGTAGCCGGGACACCATCGCCCCGAGCACGCCGAAGTGGAGAATGCGGTGGTGGTAGTCGGGCTTGACCCCGAAGTACGCAAAGACGGAGCCGAAGACCATGAGGTTATCGACCGAGAGCGCTTTCTCGAGGCCGTAGCCGGTGAGGAACAGCGTCATATCACCGATGCCCTCGTTGAGCGCGAGATACACAGCGAAGACCAAGGCGGCGCCGATGTAGATCATGCTCCAGGCCATCGCGTCGGGGAGGGTGATAGATTTATGGTTTCGGTGCGCGCGTAGGTCGGCAACGAGCGTTCCCGCGACGAGGCCGAGGAAGACGGCAAGAGTACACATAGCTGCTTTCAGATCGAGAAAGGGCACAGCCTGTTACGAGCGGTGCCCCGGTGTGTATCTTAGGCGTTGCGCGCGAGCCAGGCGATCTTCGCGAGGCTGAGTTCGCCGCTGTCCGCGAACGGCACCGTCGAGCTCACGTCGATCTTGAGGTTGTCGTCGACGTACGCGAGGAACTCCTTGGCTCCTTGGTCGTTGCCGACTTGGATGATGCAGAAGCCGATGTGCGGGCGACCGGAGTCGTTGCCGGCCTTGTTCATTGCGGTGATGACAGCGTTCTTATCGTCGGCCATGCCGTCGGTGTACACGATGCCAAGCACGTCCTCTTTGGAGTGCCGAGCGATGTTCTCGATCTCGTCGAGCGCGGCCGCGAGATTGGTGGAACCGCTGGGATGGAACTCGCGAAAGACGCTCTTGACCTCATCGGGCGTAACTCCGACTTTCACATGCGCGGAGCTGCTGAAGAAAATGAGCGTGAGCCCTCCGGTAGCCCCCGCGGCGACGGCGTCTCGAGCGACCGCGGTCACGGTCTCCTCGAGCTCTTCCCATTTGGTCTTGCCGGCCATGCGGATTGAGGGCTCGCCCATGGAGCCGCTCTTGTCGAGCGCGATGGCGATGCGCAGGCTCTTGAGGACCTCGTCGGTCTCTTCGCGGACTTCGTTTTCGGATAGCGTTCTCACGCTCTGAGTACTCATGCCTGAGATGCAAGCATCCAATGGTCTGGATGTCAAGGGCGCAGGCTTCGTAAGCACTTCTTCACGAGCTGCACGCATTCGCTCGGCATTGGCAGCAATCTCGGCTCTTGCGGCTTTGAGTTTGGCTTTTTTCTCTTGCTCGGCGACCTCGATTGCACGCTGTCGTTCTTCCTCGTCGGCTTTTCTTTTTTCCGCATCTAAAGAGTTATGAGAAAAAGAAGAGACGGGGGTACGGGGGTTTACCCCTGTCTCGAGACTAGAGATACCTTTAACGCGCGTGAGTCCGTTTTCCGTCCGCTCGTCTGTCCGTTTTCCGTCCGTTTTTTCGCGAGAATCCTTATTTATCAAGCGTTGCTGCTCATAAGTCTGTCCGTTTTCCGTCCGTTTACCCCCCTTATTCTGTCCGTTTCCCGTCCGTTTTGAAGGAAAGGCTTGTGGTTCAAGGGTTTGCGAATCAAGCTTAGGAAGCGAGCTTGGAGGGCGTTTCTTTTTGAACCGAACACCTTGGGTTTTGTGTTTCTTGACAAACTTCTCGAGCCACGCAGAAGCCTGGGCATTCGTAAATGAAGCCCCTGCGTAGCGAGCTATGTCGCGTGTACGCTCCACGAGGTTTACGTCGCCAGCGTTCTCAAGGGCAAGGTAAATGCCCACAACAAGCTGTTGCGCCTTGAGTTCCTTCGGAGGCTTTTTCCGCCGCTTTATGGGCACGAGGCAGCCTGCGTAGCCTGCAATATAGCGGCTAGTGCTACTGGAGTCGTGGGAGGGACTGGCGTCCGTGATGTACTATCGGGCATAGAGCCCTTTCGTTTGGAAGCGAAGTTCGGCGTTAGAAGGCACCCGTTCGCAGCGGGTGTTTTCGCATTTTCAGGGGGATTGAGCTTGAACGATGAGCTGTCAACCTGAGATGTCGTAGGGTCGGGCCTTGCGCCCGTGGTATCATCCATGGAGCCTCTTGCTGGAGCAAAGAGTAGAAAAACGTGCGCATCGAACGCACGTTTTTCGTTTTCGAGGGCAGGTAGTGGGTCCCTCGTACGGATAACCTTTGATTAGCGTCCGCCCTTATTCAAGCTTAGGGGCAAAAGCTTTCACAGGGGCGTATCTCAGAAGACATGGTTTTCGCGCTGGTCCTGACGTGCCTCAACGTGGTCGTAAGCAACGTCCCCGGAGGTCTCTCCGTCGACTGCGCGCCGATGCCAAGCCCGAGCCCGATCGTGACGCCGGTGCCGATTCCAACGCTGCCTCCGACCCCGGCGCCGACGACCGCGGCCCAAGCCGCTCAGGCGTGCGCAAACAGCATCGTGAACGGGCAGCCGTTGCCTCCGTGCGTTGGCACAAGCTTCTTCCCAGGCACCGGCCCCTACCGGCGCATAATCGCTCCCGGCGCGCAGGCTGACCCGAACTCCGCGGCAATGGTCAAGGCATACTTTGGGGTAAAAGGGGGTTCAGCCGACATAGTCACAGGGCTGATGTGGCACGTTGGGGCGGCTCAGGCCACATACTCATACGGCCGTCCCCTGTATCGTGCCGCGCCATCGGACCCGCTCGTGAACGTCGAGTGCCAGCAGTACTGCGCAATGGGCTCGGCGACGTTACGCATTCCGGCCCATGCGCAGCCCGAGGGAGGCTCCGATTCGCATTTGTCGGTCTACGAGCCGGACGGAACGCTCTTCGACGCCTGGGAGGCTTCTGGCGGCCCGCAATGGGCATCCATCGTCAAGGGCACAGCGGGGTCACTCGCGATCTCGACGATCGACGGCACCACATACTCGAGCAACGACATAGCGCCGGGTTTCATGGCGCACGCGGTCACAGCTGGCGGCATGGTCGGAGTCGCGGGCGTTATCACCCTCGCCGAGCTACAAGCAGGAGCTATCACGCACGAGTTGTATGGGACCGTGCCCTGCGTTGCGTCGAACTGGTACCCTCCGGCGACGCAAGGCGGGCGCACATGCACCGACGGTCGCCCGGCGATTCCCATGGGAGCGCTGCTTCAGTACGTGCCCGATGGCGCCGCGATCGCAGCCTCGGGCATGTCCGCGGAGTCGAAGATCATCGCTCTAGCGGCACACACGTACGGTATCCGGATCGCCGACACCGGCGGCAGCTCCGGGCTCTCGATCCAAACCGAGAACCAAGCTTCGTTCTGGAGTTACGGCGCCGGCACCGATCCGTTCATCGCGTACGCGCAGGCACACGGGTGGTCGCACGTCACCAACGCCTCAGCCTCGCCGCCCGTCGACCGCTACATTCACCCACTCACCGATCTCGCGTTACCGGCGAACCTGCGCGTCCTCGCAACCGGAAATTAGTACTCTCGACTATTCGTCGCCATTCAGATCGTGGCAAGCACCGCCGGCAGAGAGCGAGCTTGGGCTGATGAGAGCCATCGGCAGCACGAGCAGATGGCAGCCAATCTGCATGACGGCCTCGTACGGTCGCCGTTTGCGCGGGTGCGTTTCGATCCAACGCTCGAAGATGATGCGCTTGCTATCACACTCCACAGTTCCGAACCATACCCGGTTGATTCCATCATCGCTATCAGCCCATGCGGGGCTTTCGTAGCGCGCTGTTTGGAAGCACTCTGCACGGAGCTTCTCGATCATGGCCGGAGGTGGGGTGTTCACGATTGATTCCTCCTACTAAAAAAGGGGGGGGGCAAGGAAGCACGCAAATATGGCCCCGGCAGAGCTCACACTCCGCCGAAGCCGCACACTTCCAACCTGAAAGGACCAGGCCAGAGTACCCATGACCACTTCGCTCTCGAACACCAAAACGTCTCCCCAAGCACTCGTCTCCGTTGAGACCATCACGCCCGAAATGGCTAAAGAAATGCTGCTACGGAACAAGAACCGCTCGCTCAGACGAGGCTATGTAGCGCAAATAGCAGCTGCAATCGCACGCGGCGAATGGAAAGTTACCAATGACGCGATAACCTTTGACCAATATGGGTCGCTCCTCAATGGGCAGCACCGTCTTTGGGCAGTCGTCCTGTCGAATATGCCCATCCAAGCGCTGGTGCTGCGCAATGCCTCCCAAGAAGCGCAGATCGCGATGGATGTCGGGAAGAATCGGACCTACGGGGATCACATGCAGATCACCGAAGGCGTACGTCATTTCCAAAACCTCTCGTCATTTCTCAAGCTGTACATGGGCATCGAAAACGCATTCACGGATAGCTCCAAGAAAAGGCCACCCGTCACGGTCCTCGAGCTTGCCCTCTCTCTGCAAAAAACGGGCCCCAGCTTCGCGCTGTATGACTCCAAACGCGCAGCGCTCGACGGCATACTGACGGCTCTTTCCTTTGGGCGCAAAATCACATATACGCGCAAGGAGAAAGAGCGTGCTCTACAGCTCGGATGGACAGGCATATCCGTGGCAGTTTTCCTCACGAGGCGCGCATCTCGCGGCACGATGAACGACATCCCGATTTGGGAAAGCGGCGTGGAGACGGGCATCGGCCTCGTGGAGAACGACCCGCGCCTCAAGTTGCGTAACCTGCGCTTGACGATGACACGTTCTTCGCGGGAGATAAATATGGTGCGCGACGCGCTTGTGTATATCAAGAGCTTTAACGCATGGATTGCGGGTGAGCGCATCAAGATGCTTCACGCTAAGGAAGACGACTTCTTCGTGCTCCCAACTGGCACGGACCCCTTCGTAGACTAGGCTTCCCGAGACGCTTCGAGGGCTTCGGTCAGGCTCTCGAAGCGGTTATCCTCGTCGATAAAATACTTCCTTTTTCTCTTTTCGAATTTCACTAGCAACGGGATAAAACCGGGGGGCATAGGATGTTCCAGTAACTCTGCAAAAACCGCACCCAACCGCTTGCCCACGCCTCCAATTTCTGCAATGACGTGAGGAAGGCCAGAGTCGAAGGGAGCCAAAGCGATGAGGTCGCCCGCGATCATATTCTCGTCCTTCCGCTTGCCGCGACGCTGACCCGAGCTGGAAGTTCTCGCGCACCGATACCCCAAGCGCGCGAAGCTGGTCATCACTCCGCCGACACGGGAGGCACCCTTCTTGGCCGAAGAGCTCATGCGCGCTCTCTATATCCCTCGATGACCCATACGAGGCACCACATCCAGGCAAAGAAGCCCAGAACACCAACGACAACGATCACGGCCAGAACAGCGCGCCAACCGAGAAAATGATGAAGAGCCCGAGCCCCAACAGAGCCCAATACAGCGGCTTTCTCTCGATTCTCACGCGCGCTCCACGATAAGATTCGCACGCCGACAGTCGAGCAGATCGCCGTTTTCGTGGCGCACGACCTGGTCGTGGCGCGCGAGCATGATAAGGCGCGACAGTTTGAGTTCGAACGGGTACGGTTCACTGCACAGCACGTTGACCACATGCCCCGCAGCATTCACATGCCAATGGAGAGATTCGGCCATCCCACGGTCGCGCCGGTCGATCTTTACTCCCTCCGGGAGAGCGTGCTGCCGGTACTCCAGATCGACCCACCCCGGCTTCCTCCGTGGCCTAAAGATCATGCGTCAGTCGTCCCGAGCGCCCTTCATGTGGCCGCGCAAAGGCAGCTCCTCGGGCACCGCAGAGGGGCGATGTCCACGACGCGCAAGCTCGCCAACGATCTCGTCTCGCGTAGCCTCGAGCGACTTCAAAACCTCGCGCTCGGCGCCGAGGACATCTCGCTGAGTCTCGATCGTGGTACAGTAGCGCGCGAGGTCACCCACGAGCTGATCGAGCGATAACTCCACAAGCGGCATCTGCTGCATCGCCTGAGCTTTGGCCTTGCGGATGCGTTCTTCTGCGGCTTGCTCAACCGCGTAAATCGTTTTGCTCACCGCTCGCTTTCTTTCTTCTCCTGGCCCGTCAATTCATGCAGATGGAAGCAGTTCGGATGAACATTGATATAAGAAGCTTTCGGAGGCAAGATCATCGCCATCGTTACTTCATCCGGTACGAGCTGGTATCGCGCTGCGTGAATTTCGCTCCAATCAGGATACCGATGCGGATGGGAGATGCTGAGATGCCACAACGGATCTTGAGCGACGAGCACCCTGAGATGAGAGCTTCGGAAGCACCGTGCGCCCGGAGCGAGGTATGCCGCTACGTGGGATGGGATGGCGCACTCGATCCAGTTCATCCTGATGCGCCCCCCTGCGTTGCCGGCGGCTTGGTCTCCACGAATCCAAGCTGCTCGATGAGCCAAAGCCTGAGCTCTATCTCGCGCTCCCGGAGGAGAGCGGTAAGGGTGGGGTAGTCGTCAGAATAGTTCACGGCGCGCCTCAATTCCAACGACCACTCCCTTCGCCTGCGACAGGAGTCGCACCCTGCTTTTGAAGCGCTGCGTTTACGGTCTTTACTTGTCGTAGAGCCTCTTGGCGCTCACGAGGGTCTGTTCCGTCTCTGCGGAACTCGCGTTCATGCTTGAGACCTCGAAGAACGTTGTAGAGGATGCTGAGGATATGCATCGCGATCACGAGCCAATAAAGCCACCACATTACCGCTCCCCCTCCACCGGAATGCCCTGGGGATTACGCTTGGCCCAGCTCGGCGCGACGCGGGGCTCCTCGGCAGCCGTGAGGGGCTTCCAGCGGGCGCGCTCGATGCTCTTGACCTCATCCTTCGCTTTCTTCGCGTTCGCCTTGCACCGGGCTTGGAGATCATCAATATCGCTCATGGCTTTCCAATTTCTTCATGCGCTCTGCGCACGGCTACCACGGCCTTATAAAGCTCGTATTGCAAACCAAGCGGCAGCGCCTCGATCTGCTCGGGAGACACCTTCTCCTCAATGAGCGCATCGTTAAATACGCAGATCCCCGCGCACGATATACAGATCGCAACGTCACCCGCTCTAGGAGTGCCCTCGCCCTCGATGTGAATCGCGCGGTCGTTGATGCGCCCGCAGTACGGACACGCGCTCGGTGTCGTCTCAGACTCCCGCCATTTCTTGTTCACGAGAACGGCCCATTCGGCCACTTGGGGCCAGCAACCCAGCACAGACCGTAGAGCGAGAGGTCGAAGCCGCCCGCCGGGACCACGCCACGCGCGAAGTCTAAGGCGTTACCATCGAACGCTCGAGCAATAGCTGAGTGAAACAGCCACCCATTCGCGACGAGAACGCACAACCAAGCGGATAGCAATACCCATCTCAGCATAACGACTGTCCCGATGCCGGTCTCCCGTTGGTGCTCCGACCGTCCCCGCAGCCCTCGCGCGGAAATCGCCCCGTTGGATTCGGGTGCTCCTCGGGCAGCATGACCCAGCGCCGGAGGCACGCCTCGGACGCCGTGTAGAGCCGCTCGCGGGGAATGGGGCGACCACACCCGCACTCGCAGCGCTTTACTTTCGATTCCACGGCTTGAATCCCAGGAGGTCTTGCATGCTCGGCCATTTGCCAGTGAACGTGATGGCTCGGTCGTCGATTGTGACCATGGCAGAAGGCTTGTGGTCAGGAAACCCGATCGCATCGAGAACGACTTGAGGAAGGGCGGGATCGCCAGGATGCCAACGGTCACAATGCTCCTCGACATGCTTCTTTAGCCACGCACGCATCGCAGAAACGCCTCCAGGTTGGTGTGAGCGTGAGCTATAAATGACGACGTCAAACCGGGATGCAACGACGGTCATGAGAAACGGGATCGCTCCATCCACGGGCGGGTCGGGAATCACATCCGCACCTTTCCACCCAGAAACATATGAATTTAGAACTCCGTCAAAGTCCAAGCACAAAATTGGCCTTCGGGAATCGCCTGGCATTAAATGGGTTCCTCCTTGCTTTTGAATGAACCGTTCCATATACTGCATGTATGGAATCCGATGCCCTGGAAATACTGAAAACGATGATGCGATATAGCTGCTCCACTCAGGGATATACCCTCGTATCCTGCTTGGAGCATCGCCTCATTATGGCACTCCATTTGAAGCGCCCCCTGGAGACGTACGAAACAGTTCATCACAAGAACGGAGACAAGAGGGACAATAGTATAGAAAATCTTGAACTGCTGACCTTTCATGAGCATGCAGAGAGGCATAATTTCATAGGGAAATGGTCTGAAAGCGAACAAAACCGCAAAGAAAACCACTGGCGATGGCGCAAAAATATCACGGAAGAGATTTTGATTGAATCGTTTAATCGCCTCAGATCTCTTACGCAAGTAGCGAAAGCGCTCAAAATGCAGCGGAACGCTGTAACCAAGAGGTTCGCCTATTATGGATGGAAGGTCGTTCGCCGTAGAGCACAGGAAGGCCGAGGATGGAGCAATATCTTGAAGCGGATTTAAGCACGACACGCCGTCGAAGTCGAGGCAGAGAATGGGTCTGCTCATCTCACCGCCCGGCAGTGAAGGCATGTTGCGCACGCCTCGGAGGTCATGCGCCCGCAGTTTGGACAGAGGACGATCATGGCGTATACGCCTTTCTCGGATAATTGCCCATCAGGAACTCATACGCATCGCGGTTCCATCTCGCATCTGAAAGCGAATGATGCTCGCCTTTCCCCTGCTCCGGGAGCTTCGGATTTCCTAGATCGTCGCAAAGCTGCTTCACGTCGCGGCAATACATCGGCCAACCTTTTGGAAGGTCCATCATCGTGCCGAACATCTGGGCGAACACGACCCAATCGTAAGCGCTGTAATATCCCCAGAACTCCGGCTTGCCGTCGCCGATGAAAGCCCGGACCTCTTCTTTTATGAGAGAAAGGCTTTTCATTTGCTCAACGGGTCCAAGTCGTGGAAGCACGTTTTCCTTGACCCACTTATTGCAGAGGCCCGGGCGAAACTCGCCGCTCTCCGCGTAATACTCGCGCCCATCTTGGCAGACGATGCCGATAGAGATGAGCTCGATCGGATGCGAAGGCCCCGTCTCAGAGAACTCAGTATCGAGGAAATATCTCACGCCGTCGCCCTCCGCTCGATCTCGGCTAGCACGGCCTTAACGGTCGTGGGCTTGAGCTCGTGGTGATGCGTTACGTCCTTGATGAGCATCGAGAGCGCGGCGATATTTAAGCCGAGATGCGAGGCGCCCTCCGCGACTTTCCGAGCATCCTCCGGTGAAGCTGTCCCTTGTATGGCGAACACGAGCACGGCTAGAGGGTCTTCGGCCTTGGTGAGCTCTTGCACGAGGGCATCACCTTGCTTCAAGGCTTCGCCTGTCGGGGTTTCCTGCGTGCCTGCCCATTGCGGAGCCACCTCGGGCGGAAGACCGAAGTGCTCTCTCGCCGTTTCGATGACAGGTTCGGACTTCGTAAGGAGATTGCGTATTTGCTCCGTGCGCGTCTCGCCCTCCGGCTCCTTGCCGATGCTTAGGTCGAACCAATCATCCGGGGAGCTCATCTCATCCTTGAGCGAGGCGTAAATGCCCCTAAACTTCGCCATAAGCTCCGAGCTCATGGTGTCGTAATTGCGTTGAATCCGGGCCTCGATCATCGCGCGGGTCACGCCGTATTCCTTGAACGCCTCGAGGAGCTTACGCAGCGTATCCGGCGTCACGGGGAAGGCATGTTTCATGGTGCGTTCAGCCTGCGCGAGACCCGCCTCTTTCACGTCGCCAGGTATGAGCGTGAGGATACACTGGCGCGTCCGGCGCGCGGCCCAATTCGCAACGTGCTCATAGATGTCGCGCTCCTCATTGAGAATCGTTCCGCCCTCAGCCTTGTCGCGAATATGCGGTACGTCGAACACACGGCTCACCGGCACGTTGGTCTCAAGGTCCCAGGCGAATGACTCCACAATCGTCTTCCCGGCCTTGATCGGGATGAGCTTGCCTTGCGCATTCTTTTCACACGTATTCTCGACGCGGTCGATCGTGCGCCACCCAAAGCGGATATTGCCCCACTGTTGCGCCATGACTTCCGCGGCGCGAATCGAGAGGCCCCGAATCTTGGTGCCGCCACGAGGGTACTCGTAAATCGCCACCTCGGCCAACGCGGGGCGCGTGAAGGCGTCGATGATGCGCTCCATACTCTGCCGAGGGTTGCGCGGAAAGCGCTGCGCAGCCTCCATCGCAACGAAGACTTCGGCGGCGGCACGGCGAGATTCGACCTCGACGATTCCCCCGGTATTACCGTTTCCGTTCTGAATTGGCTTCGGCTGTGCGTACGGGTTTTCCACCCGCTGCATCTGCTGTTGCTGGGGAGACTGCTGTTCCATGAGGTCCTTTCTCGACTTCGAGGATGGCTTCGTATATACTGTCGGCCAAGGTTTTAGGGCCGTCTAAGTTGTTCGGCGGAAACGCGAAGTAATGGTCATTGATGCACACCAGCACGCCGGTTCTTGTAAGATCGACTCCGTCGACGATCTTCGCCGCCCCGCAATCGCGAATCTGCTCGAACTGATCGCAGCGTAATGTGTCAGGAGGTCGAGGCATGTTTTTGGAGCTCCTCTAGCCGCATGATGGACGTGAAAATCTCTTCCGCAAAGGCTTTGAGGTTTGCGATATCATGCCGGAAAACGAAATGCACGCCGTCGAGTTTAACCAAAAACGCCCATTCGCCGGTTTGCTTGTTTTCTAGCAAGCCACACGCGACTGCATCGACTTCGTGGAAATACGCACTTTTCTCACTGGCGGTATATACCTCTTTGGCCGCGCTCATGGCCTCCCGAAGTATTTCCTTAGCGCTCATTTCTTCACCGCCTTGAGGCGCATGACGCGCGACTCGTACGGTTCCACGACGTAGCCTTTGTTGTGCTGGGTTTTCCAGGTGAGAAGCTCTTTGCCATTGTACGTCAAAACCGAGGAAGGCCCAAGAAATTCCCCGATCTCCCCTTGCAATGTCTCGACCTCCGTGTTGATGTCCTTCGCTTGCGCCTTGAGTTCGCGAAGCCGCTCAACCCGCTCGGCTAAATGTGCGTCAGCCTCCAGAAAGGATTCATAGCTCGTGGGGAACTTCTTTCGAGCATCCTCTATGTCAATCGCAGCGGGTGGAATCTTCTTGAGGACATTTTGTGTCCAAAAAGCAACCGCGATAGAGACGACGCGTTCGATAATTTCCGGCTGCGGTTCTACGATGTATACCCTGGCGGAATTTCCCCCGATGCAGGCCGCTAGATACCAGCGTTCAAACGATGTACACGCGAGGTAGCTCATGCACTGCAAAAAGTGTCGCGGCGGAACGCGATCGTCGCCGGCTTCAGCTCCCCACTTCTCCGTATCGAGAGCCGCAAAGCGATCCACATTCTTACATTCGAGGCCCGCAGACTCATCGACCACGCGCCCGTCGATGTTCGCCCGTATGAATGGATACTGCGGGTGAGAAATCGGTTCAGGAACGGTAACGACTTGCTTCCCAGTCTTATCGCTGAACCATTGCCTCAAAACTGGCTCAAGTCTATTTCCAAAATCTATCCTCTCCTCCGCGCTCAAGTCTTCCGGCTCGCAAAGCTGGAGCTTCTCCTGGTAGAGCTGGAAAGGCGTGCGATATCCGCGTAAACCTATCTTCGCTAAGGCTAGATCAGCGATATCCGTACCTCCGAGATACTCATGGCGAGTGCGTAAGAACTCTTCTCGCTCAGTCTTGTTCACGGTGCGCTCCTCTTGCAGGACAAGCGCGAAGGGCAGGAAATACCCACTCCGAACCTGGGCGTAATGACCCCACCCCCCTCTCGTCTCGTCTTCTACGCGAACTTCTGGCGGACGATTGAGTTTTCAATGAGCAGGTTATCGACGAGAGTCGGAGCCTTGCGGCCCTAGCGGGGTCGGCACGTTGGATGATGCCGAACCTCCTCAACCTCTTCCCTGCCGGCATATCGGAGGATTTCCGTTCGCCGTGCGAAACACGAGCGGACAGGAAAGAAGCTTTTGGTGGTGTGAGTACCCGGAAGCTTCTTTTCATCTTTCAGTCCCCCTCTCGGTCTTTGGTTGGTCCGAGTTCTTTTTTTTTGCCTGAGCTTCGTCGCCCAGGGAGCGCTCTAGCTCGAAGTCATCCTCGAAGTCCGTTCCTGAATAGGAAGGGCGATCGGTTCGCTCGCGATCGAGCTGTGAACGGAAACTGCTCATGAAGTACTCTCCTCTTGGTCGTAAGAATCTAGCGCACGTAAAGCGCGAGCGATGAATGGCGGAACATACTCCTCATCAGGGGGCGATTCCGGGAATCCCCAATTCGCGTCTCTCATTGGGAGTTGAGCCGCTCGTGGATATGGTCGGAGAACGCCGCGAGAATCACGGATGCTATGTCAGCCCGGCGCGCTGCTTCCTGGTCGTCGCCCCCGGCGTACACGACAGATGCGAGGGATTGCCCGATCTCGTAAGACCCAATGCCCATCGCGTGTAGCCTGGTTTTAGAAAGGCGCTCTATGAAGAACGCGTGCATCTCAGCTCTATTCATTGTGAACCTCGTAGCTGCGCCTCGAGCTGACGCACCATGTCTTCCTCGTGCTTGAGCAGCGCCTTGAGAACCGCGATATCTTCAAGAAGCGCGAATATATCTTCCCTCATTTGCGCGCTATCGGGTGGCTTCGCGTACGAAAAGCTGCACGCGCGCGTACGGATGGCGTTGAGGTCCGCTCGCAGGTTAGCGCTCACTTCACGGCCTCCTTGAGCGTGGCCCCGATTGCAGAGCTAATCGCACGCGGGGCAACGGGTTCCGCGTTGACAAGCGCCGCATACGCTTCCGGCCATTCATCAGAAAGATGCTGCATGAACGCCTCGGCTAACCGATCTGAGGTGAAGTGGGACACGGGGGCATGTAGCCTCTCTTCGAGCCGTAGCGCACGGGTGATGAGGTTGCAATTCTCCATTACAAACGTATCTCGCTGCTCGAGGTCGCCTTCATCAAGCAGAACCTCGAACTCCTTAGACTTACTCATGTCTTCCCCTTCGCGAGCTTCTCGATGCGCCGCTGCGATGCCTTAGCGTGATCGTGGCCCGACTGAAACGCCGTAGCGAGAAGCTCCTGGAAGACGGGACCCATTTCTGAATTGATATTTTCAGAAGATAGATGCGAGACCATCGCCGCAGCATATGCCTTCGCGTCGGCAGAAAGCCTCATGCGCCCACAGCCTTCCCCAGATCATGAAAGCAGTCGCTGAGATTACCAGTTAGCTCTTTAATGGCTTCCGTCTGCGCGTCCATCGCTTCGATAACCGCGCATAAAGCGATACCGCTTTCCTTGGTCGTCTGATTGTCCTCACACTTGGCCCATTCGCGAACCATTGCGCGGAAGGGGCGTTCTGCGTCGTCGCTCATGCGGTGCTCTTCCAGTTGCCGATCGCGAAAACAAGCGCCTTGAAGGCGTGCTCCGCCGCGCCTCGATCGAAGGGGTCAAACGAGATAACGTGCTCGAGCGTCTCGAGGCGAGCGCGCACATCTTCCTCCTGCTTACGCCGCTCTTCCGCAACACTAGGGGGAACGGGGATTTCAGCGACACGCGCAAGATAGGCGCGGCGCTCAAGGGTCTCTGATTCCATTGTCATTGCCACCTGTTCTAGCGCGAGTTCTTCATGATCTTCTGTTTATGAGCCGGGAATGCGCGGGCGAGGCGCTCCAAGCTATCTTGAGACAATCCGCGCTCGCAGCTCATGAACCGGGAAAGCTGCGAGACGTGTATGCCGGTGCGCCGGGTAATCTCGGCTAAACTATCAATTCCCTCAGCCAGCATGATGTGCCGGAGCGCGGCAGGCAGAAGCCTCGGCGGTCTGTTCATGTCAACATTATTGACATTATTGACACCGCTGTCAATACCCCAGGCCAAAGAAAAGCCGCTCCCCCCGTTGAGAGAGCGGCGCTTGCTGACTTCTAAGACCTCTATGACCTCGCCCCTACCTACGGGAGGCGCGCTTGGACTTCCTCTTGTGGCGGCGCTTCGATTTCCGCTTGCCTTTGCGACCTTCTCCAGTTTCCTTGAAGGCGATCGCAATTTCTTGGGCCCGCGTGCGATCCTTGTGATGAGGCCCGAGGCGTAAATCATGAAGGGTGGCCCTAAAGCGTTTCTTCTTACGCGCCTTTGAAGCTCCTCGAGGCAACGGTTTAGGAAGCGGCATGATCTCCCTCCTACGTCTGGAGCCAGCTCATGAGCGTGAAGGCCAAAAAGCTCACATTATAGGCGTTTACGGCGAAAGCAACCTTCGTGGGTGTGATGAAGGACCCCACGGCCTCGGAATATATTTGGTTGAAATTCACGCCGTCCGTGCCGTACAAGAATTTCAGGTTCGCCCCATCGTTGGTGACGCGAAGCCACAAAAGGTTGGTAGGGATAATCTGCTGAGACGTTGCCCCGGCTGAGAATGTCGTGACGTTTGTGTACTGGTCGACGTTGCAACGCATGATGAGCGCGGACTGATCGTAGTAGATGTCGAGGAACTCGACTTTCGTGCCATCGTAAAGAGCGATGCCCCCTGTCCCAACGCCGGAGCGAGACGCAGAGGACACGAGCGCCGTGTACGTATAGGGGGTCGCGGGAGGCGTCTGCGTGAGCATCGCAATGGCGTTATTTGAGGTATTGTTCGCCGACGTGACATAGATGCCGACCGAAGAATCCGCTCCCGTGACGATGCCCTGGTTGACCCAGGTGAATTGCGAGAGCGTCGGCTTGGTGATTATGCCGGAATACAGCCCACCAGCGCTCGGCGTCTGCCAGGAGAAAGGCTTGCCTGCCGATGTCGTCTCGGTGAGTACCTTGCCAGCACCCTGCGTCGTCTGATCGACATCGCTCAGATTGGCGGCGGAGGGGTTGAACGGGGCGGAAACGGGCATGATCTACCTCCTCGACCTATGCAGCCTGGTAAACGCCGGAGATACTGAGTCTCCCGGTCGACAGAGTGACATTAGCGTTGCCGCCTCCCCCCGCGTTCGTAAATCCCGGAAAGGTGATAGAGCTCCCGTTCGCTTCCGCTCCAAGCAGTGTCGCGGTAGAGTTGCGCCCTATCGCCAAAGCGCATCTCTTGGCTATGCACGTAACAGGGAGAGAAATCTGCGCCGCGCTTCCGTCCACAGTCACTGGGTAGGTGACATCAAGCTCGATATATACTAGCTTCCCTATCTGATACACAGAAGAGCTGTTGATCGTGAGCGCGAGAGACGCGCCGCTCACGTCGGCTGGCGTCCATGCCGGAGTCGTCGCTGCAAGAGGTGTCTGCCACGAGAACGCTTTGCCGCCGCTCGTGGTGTTCGTGAGGACTTTGCCCGCTGCCTGAGTGGTTTGATCGACATCGGTAAGCCCGGCGGCGGTGCCGCTGTACGGTGAGGTTATTGGCATGCTAGGTTAGCTCACTTATCCGAGCGTTCCCGTTTGCAGAAGCCCAGATCCCTGAGATTGCACCTTGATACACGGGTAGTGCGCCCTCCAAAGTGCCCTGGGATTGCACCTGATACGAATACGCTGACGTAGATGCCGTGGCAGCGAAAGCAACGTACAGAAGTTGTGTCGAGTCGTTGAAGATGATGAAGCCCTTACGCGCGGTGTTCAGCGCCAAGAGCGAAACCGTTGTCGCGGAAGACGCAACGCTCGTAAGCGTGGCCGTGCTAGAAGCGGAAAGCGACGTATCGGCTTTCAGCGCTTTGTTTGCCGTAACGGTCGCGGCGGTGGTGCCTGATTCGTCCTGAATGCGGGCGTAGGCCGGGTTCGCCGTCGCGCCACCGGGGGAGGCCGTCGTGACCTGAACCGCGTTAGTCGTGCCCGGAGTCGTCTGATCTATGCCGGTCTTCCCGATGATGTTCGTACCGGCAGGCAGCGCCGCGTTTACTTGAACGCCATTCGTGGTCCCCGGCGTGGTTTGGTCGATCCCGACCTTGCCGATAATCGCCGAACCGGCTGCCACGGTCGTCGGCACCGCAGACTGATTGCTCGCGATCGCCACCGGAATCGACGCAGCCATCGCCGCTTGCCCGAGGGAGACGTTCGTCCCACCGACCTGCGTGAGGTTGACGTTGGAGGTCGCGCCACCACCGCCGGCAAGCGCAAGGGCCTCCGAGGCCGCGATGTTCCCGCTTATGGTCCCCGAGGTGATCGCCGTAAGGTTGTATCGAAGCGCGGTCAGTCCTAAGCCCGCAATGTTCCCAACGTACGTCCCGGCAGCCGAAATGCTGCCTCCGCCAACCGTCGTCGCCGTTACCCACGTTGCTGCGCCCGCTTGAATGGCGGCATCGCTATCGCTGGTAACTTGCGGCACCATCGTAAACCCGCCGCCGCTATTGTTTACGACGATGGAAGCGGTGCTTTGGTCGCTAAGAAGGATAGCTGGCCCAGGGCCAACGGTTGATTGACTAAAGGACTGGCTTACTCGCGACATCGCTTAGGGCGTCGCTTCAGGCTTCGGAGCGCTTGCGGTCGAGGGAGGCGGGATTCTGCCGCGATTCTCCAGCTCGAGAATGATATAAGGCGCAAGCCGGGCGGCGAGTGCCTCGAGCTCGTGCTCAAGCAATGCGAGAAGGGGATTGGGCATCAAGACCTCCTAGCCTTATGCTACTAGCCCCCTCTCACTGAGTTCACTAACGCTACATACTACTACTGCGCTCCAAGGTGTACATGATCTTCGGGGCCATCCTCGAAACACGTAACGCCCGCAGCCAGCCGATTCATGCCTGTGTCAGCCGTGCCTCCAAGCCCGATCTGATGGATCCATGCGGCCCCGGCAGCAATCGTGAGGAAAAGCTGGAAGCTGTGATCGGTTGGGTCCATCCAGTCTCCCGGCGTCGACGATCGGAGGGGCCACACGTCAGCGCAATAGCCGTTCGCGTGGCAATGCTCTCCCAAGGCGGAATCGTCACGGTGATCGGAGCGAACCGCCGTGATCTCGAGCGTGAAATGTCGGGACACCTCGAGCAACAATGCGATGAGGGAAGTCTCTGTTCTGTGGATGTCGAGGAGGTCTTCTCGCTGCGATTCTTTTTGGAAGATGAGCCGGGAAACAAGGTTTTGGCGGGCTTGCAAACTCATGAATCGCTCACTTTATCACCCGCAACGCGAGTTCCCACAGCGCAGCGAAAAGTCCAAGAAGCGCGGAAGCCATCGTCCCCAAAACCCACTTTTTGAGGTCTCCGATGTCTGACCGAAGAAGTTCAAAGTCTTTACGCGTGTCTTTTTCAGCTTGTTCGACAACGGCAACACGCTCTCTCAGCTCCATCATCTCAAGGTCTGCTCCAATCTATGCCGCCGTTTTGCTCTAAAATGGGCGGCGCGAGCGGCTTGATATAGCCCTCCGATTGGAGGATACGGATACGCTCGGCGTGCGGGATGCCAAGTTTGATGAGCTGCCTCTCGCGCTGCTTACGCTGCTGGTCCGGGAAATAGATGCCCAGGAGGCCGGCGGCACCGCTTAGAGCGTTAGGCGCGTTCGTAGGAAACGGGAAATGCGTGAAGCCTCCGAGCGCACTTCCGCCTGGGAAGAGACGTTGTCCCTCTTGCGCGGCGAAGTCCATGATGCGCCCGCTCTGTTTTGCCAGAAGCGCTCCCGGCACGATTCCAACCACGCCCGAACTCGAGGGTGACGCGACGTACTTCAGCGGATCGGCTACAAGCTCGCCGTAATCTTCGAGGGGTGCCGCTATGTTCAATCCCGTCTTCATCGTCGGATCGGTGACGTCATCGGAGATAACCTGATTAGCGCGAGCATAGAGCTTGGCGCTACCGGGCTGCTCACGAATCGCTTTGGTCATCGCTTGGGGAACGATGCCTAGCCTCCATGCCGGGAACGCCGCTCCGGCGCGATCGCGAAGCTCTCGAATCAGAGGAGCCTGATTGTGATAGTCGCCCAGAATATCGCGGACCTGGCCGGCCATCTGAAAGCCCGTCATGCCCTGTTGCTTGAGCGTGTCCGCGAGCGAGACGCGCATCGCAAGATCATAATCGTCGAGAGCCTCACTGCTCCACTGGCCGACCCACCCCCAAGGTGCTTGATGTGCGGGGTCGCGGAAGTACAGTGTCGTCGCGCCGGTGTTCACGAGTTCCTGAATCTTGGGCTCGAGTGCCGATGGCGTCTTAGCGCGCCTAGCCTCTCGAAGCTGCCGGTAATATCCCCACCCACGCTTTACCGTAGGCCAGCCATTCGGCCCCAGAAGAGCTAGAAGCGTGACGTTTTTCATGTGCGCGAAGGGGAGAATAAACAAAGCCTCGCGCTGAAGGTCGGTGAAGAGGCTGAACATCGACTTGCGGTATTCCGGCTTATCGGCGAAGAGGCGCTCCTGAAGCGCTTCCGGCATCTCGACGCGGTTCATCCGGTCGGCCAGCTCTTGAGCGTACGAGACGACTTCCTTATCGGCCGCTTTGGCGGCTTCCGCGGATTCGAGCTTGTTAGCCGTCTGCTGCGTGGATTTGATGACCTTCGCGAGAGATGCTTTTCCCTCGGCAGCTGCGTGCTGCGAAGGGTTGAGAATGTGCTTGAAAGAAGCCGCGCCAACTTGTGGGGCGCTGGCTTCTGTGAGGGCTCCGGCGAGCCTGTCTTGTCCGCGCACCACACTCTTGATGCCGCCTTTGATCTCTTTGGGGATCGGAGGCGTCTTCTTGAGCTGGCCTTGGACGTATCCGAGCGAAGATCGGAAGGTGTCGCCCATCTCTTTGATATTCTGAGCGATATTTGCAGGTGATCTTTCAGCCATTGGAACGTCGTAGCGCTTCGCGACTTCCTCGACATTCTGACGCGCGGCGCCGATCGTATTCATCGCTTCATCGAGCATCTTGACGGCTTCCCGCTCGGGGAATTTCTCGTTGTGTTTAAGCTTGAGCGCCTTTTTCATGGCCTTTTGGACGTCGCTCACTTCCTCCATGGAGTACGAAATATCGCCGATCGACCCGCCGCCCTTGACGTTCGTGGGCAGATCATAGTGGCCCGGCAGGTCTTCGGAAACGACAGTGAGGCTCGTGCCGGAGGGATGATCGAGGCGATGCGCGGCGATGCGGTGGAGCAGATCATCGACACTCTTTCCATGACCGCTCTTGTATGCAGTCCCCGCGATGCGCTTCGCAGCGAGATAGGCGGCTTGGAGCTGGCGTACGTCGTCACGCAGCTTGGGAATGTCCGAGCGATACCCGGCACGCACGAGCTGATGGTTCTCAAGCGCGTTCCCGAGTTTGGAAGTACGTTCACCCTGCTTCTCAAGCGCTTCCGTGATCTTGAAAAACCGGCTGAATTGCTGCTCTGCCTGCTGCGCTGCTGCCTCTTCGGTAGCTTTCTGCGTGTTCTGCGCTGATTGCCGCATGAGTTCGGAGAGGCGCTCGACGTTGGTGACGGTTTTCTTGCCTCCTTGGAACCTCGTCTTGAGGGCAGTCGTGTTCAGGCGATGCGCGCCGGTCGGCGGCTTCACCGGAACGCCAAAACCATGTTCTTCGATGTTGAGTTCGCGCGCTGCGCGTCGGAGTGCCGTCGCCTTGGGGCGGTTCTCCATGAAGGGCTCAAGAAATTCGAGAGTCTCTCCCTTTTGGGGAGTCTTTTTGAGCGTTTGCTCGCGAAGCGCGGCGGCGCGCTCCTCAGATTGCTCTTGGAGCTTTTGAAGCGCTCCGTAGCGTAGCGTCCTCTTCTCGTTCTGCCCTATGCGTCCGACAAGCGCAGCGATGAGGCGAGGGTCGCCCGTTTGAAGCGCGGGCTCTAGAAGCGGAAGCGCTTCATTTCGCTCGCTGGCGGCTTGTTCAAGTCGCTCTCCGGTGCGCCCGATATCTGGAGGTGGCAGTGAGCCCGTATCGCGCAAGATATCATGCCGCGGTCGGTAGTATTCTTCGATGCGAACACCACGCGCAAAGCGATCGCGAAGACGATCAGCCAACGGCATATTGGGATCAAGATTCTTACCCGGAAGATCGAACTTGGCTTTCTTCTTGCCTTGAGATAGGTAGTAAATCGGCCCCTTCGATTGCGCGATACGATTGAACTCATCGGACTTATCAACTGGATAGATGTCGTGTGTCGGCTCGTAGGCTTCGCGGAATTGGTGAAGGACGTTGAGCACGGGAAGATTACGCTCTTCTTGCGTTGGAACGTATCCCTTAGAAAGAGCGAGGGCGCGCACGCGAGGCGTTCCCTCGTGGTACGCCCGCTGAAGCGTTGCTTGACGGATTTCCGGAGGGAATGCCTGGTCATGTGCTTTGAGCTGTTGCTCAAGAACGGCGCGATCGGCATCGAGTTTCTCAAGGCGACCCTGCGGCCATTCCTTGAGCAGGCCAGGAGTGAGCGCTCCTTGTTCGATGCGCTTACGCATACGCGGAGGTATCTGAGCGAGATTCCGCCCAATCTCACCTTTTAGGCGATCACCCTCTGCTTCCCACGCCTCTAGCGCCGGACGATTGCGCTCGACGAGCGCCGTGTATTCGTTCTCGGCAGCCTTGCGTCGATTGAGCGCTGCGATCTCGTGACCCTTGACGATGTCCTCGCCTTGGCGCGTCACGCCTTTGCGAAGATTGTAGCCTTCGACGATGCTCCCCAAGGCACGATTCTTGGCAGCACCAAGTTGACCCGGAAGCGCTGTCACCGCTTTCTTGATCGCCACAGAAGGCTTCTCTGATGGAGCAGCTTCCAGCTTGAAGAGCTTCTGGAGCTTCGGCTCCACGAACCCTAACGCTGCGTCGAGACCCTTTCCGGCGGCGCTTATAACGGGTGCTGCCTTTTGCGCGATTGGCCCCACGGCTTTGCTCAACGGTCCCGCAAGCTTGCCGCCGTATTTGAGCGCGCGTGCGCCGATGTTAAAGACGTTGGCTCCTGGAACGACGGTGCCGGGGTCGTTGATCGTTTCGAAGAAGAAATCTTCGGGGACGCTCAACCAGGGATTCGAAGGCGTCGGCCATCCCTCGAACTTCTCTGCTTCATGCGTGAGGTCGATCGTGTGTGCCGGGTCAAGCATGGCCGGAATAGGATTGCGCCCGAGAAGCGTCGCCAATCCCAGATTCCCGCTTGCGTTGAGAGCCGTGTTTATTCCGTGCGCGACCGGCGTATTTTCCGCCCATTGCCCGAAGGCTTCGAGGCGCTGAAGCGGCGCGATGTCACGAGAGGGCTTTGGCTTCCCAGCGATCGGAGGCGGAGCTACCGTGGGGGCTTCATCAAGCGGATTCGTCCGTGATTGTCCACGAGCAGCGCCGCTGGACGGAGCTTCATCCAGAGGATTCACGAGCGGTTAAAACCCGCCGCCCTGCATAGGCAATGCGTGAGAAAGAGCGGCCTTGATACGTGCTTCATTCCAAGGCGGATTAGCAGTTCTTCCAAAATCCATGATCTGCTTATCTGAATAATTTTGAAGACGTAAATCCTGGACTTTTCGCACGTCTTTCATGAGCTGCTGCACGTCGAACGGAGGTTGCGTGGGCTGATGCCTATTCACGTTGGGAATCGGAATCTGCTGCCCATTTGGCATCGTGTAGAAGACGTTGTTTACGACCGGCGCTGAAGGCTGCACGTCTTGTAAGTACGTCTCGGGCTGAGGAGGCGCGTTGGGGTTGAAGCCCGGAACCTCAGTGCCTCCAAGATACGCTTTCTCCTGCGCGTTGTAAGACTCTACGGCAGCGTGATATTGCGCCATTGCAGTGTTGTAGGCTTGCTGCTGCCCTTGACCATTCGCCGCATTCAAAGCGGTCATCGTTGCGATAAGCTCTCGCTCTTGAAGCGACATCCTTGAAGACGAGAGCCGCTGCTGTGCGCCGATCTTCGCCGCTGCTATGCGTGCCCGCGCACCAACATCGGCTCGATACATGACGCCCTGAAGCGACATCTGCGCCTTCTGGAGATCGACGCCGAGGCGATGACTGTAATACCCCGCCTGCGCTTGATCGAGCGGGAGCTTCCCCTGAAGCGTTTCCGTTCCACGAGCGCCATAATATCCGCCCATCGCAGCGCGCTCGGCCCCAAGGCCCTGCTGCCCCGCGATGCCGACGTAATCTTTGACCACGTCGTGACGATTGGCACCAGATGCCTGTTGAGCAACCTGGAGATCGTAATCAACCTTCTGCTCGGGCGTAAGCGGGGTTCCGTGGTTGAGCGGCGGCGGCGGAAGCGTGAACGGGAATAGCTGGTCCGTCGCAGGGTCGATGCCTTGCGCTCGAAGAGAGGCGTTGTCGAGCTTCTGGCGCTGGCCGAACTCTTGCTGCTGCAAGTTATAATTCTGCTGCGCCTGCTGGTTCTCGAACTGCTGCTGCTCACCGGCGGCTCGCGCACGGTTTCGGGCGCCCATGTAGGTCAGGAGACCTGTGGCAAACGAAATTTTAGTACCCTCCCCCGCCTGAGTACACGTTTCCAAAGTTCCCGTACGCGGGTGTCGGAGACGTGTTCTCCTGAACGCCTGTCGGCACGTTGCCTAAGCCGTAACCGCCGCCGCCGCCAGCGCCGCCACTAGGAAGCGGTGGAACGCCGCCGCCAGCGCCGCCAGCGGCTCCAAGCGCGCCGTAGAAATCGCTCAACGACTGATTGTAAGCCCCGGTCTGCGCTCCCGCCTGGCCCGCAGCGCCGCCGCTCAAGAGGTTCCCGTATTCCCCAAGCGCCTGCGAATACAGCGGCGCGAGAGCGCCGGAAAGCACTCCAGATTGATCGGCGGCGAGCTGGCTGAAGTCGTTGTTAGCCGCACCGCTATGCGTGATGCCCATCGCAGCCTCGCGCGCGGCGAGATTCTGATTCTGCTGATTAAAGCGCGGCTGAAGCGCGGCTTGCTGGAGATCGCCGAACTGTTTGGCCGCTGGGCTTCCCGTGGCGCTGATGAGCTGGCCTTCAGCGGGCCCGTACGCGCCTTGGTAAAAGTTGCCAGCTTGATTCGCGTTGTACCCCGCGCCGCTGATGTCTTTGACGAGCCCGCCAAGAAGGTTAGCTATGAACCCCACAATTCACCGATCCTCGAAAACGATGCGCGTGCGGACATACCCGAGCCCGCTCAAAAGAGCCATCATTGACCTATTCTGCATCCCGATTGAGCCGAAGACGCGCAGGCTTTTTTTGCGAGCGTGCTCGACAATGTGTTTGGTGAGTGCAACAATGGCGCGAGGGGAACCGGCAACGTGAATGATCTCGCGAGCATCTGCGCCCCGTGGGAAGTCGTAAACGCCTCGATATGCAGCAATGCCAAGAGGCCGCATAGGGTCCCCGTACACAAGCCACGAGAGCATCGAAATCTCGTTGAGCGTCGGCGTGCGCTCATGTCCCATCGCCGCCTCGACCTCCGGCGGCAAAGACGGCAGAATACCCTCGGCGGCGAGCGTGCAAACGTGCAAGGCCGGAACCCGTAAAATGCGCCGATCCGTCGCCGTGACCATGCCTCCCACGGTAGCCGACTTAGGAGCCGGAAAAGTCTGTAAATCTACCTTTAGCCGTACATTGTCAACTTGGGTTGGCAATCGCTATCAGGTGAATAATTCTCACGTCGGTAGCATCGTGACTTGCGATCTTCGCCGCGAATTGAGTTACTTTCTCTGCGAGGTATAGGCGTGAATCGGCGGCTCCGGCCCCCACGGGCAATACCGAGATGACCGGAGGAAAGTTGAACGCCGGGGCAAATCTCCACACATAGAGACCACTTACGAGGCTCGCAAGCCGTACTTGCACGTTGGCCGTCGTTAAGTTCGTGGTGCGTCCCCCCGCAGAGCCAAGGGCTCCAGGAGCAGAGCCAAGGGAGGTCGCGAGAAAATACGGCTCGAGCACCTTGATGAGCTGAGAAGCGCTGAGGTCGCCGATCTTCTTGCCGGAGTTCATTAGGTATATGCCTCTTCAATCGCATCAAGGCTAAGGCCCACGAGTTCGAAGGCTGTCTGGTTACTAGTATTGCTGATATTGAACATGAATTTATAGCCCTTGAGGAATGGATTAGCCTTTACGACGAGCACTTGACCCGCTTCCTGATTCGCTGTGCCAACGGTTAGCGGAGAATTGAAGGACGCTGGCGGGTAAATCGTACTGGCAACCCCGTTCACCGGGCCCGAAGCGATCGCCTGAACGACGAAGAACGCGCCGGGCAGCGTCTCAAGATCGAGATACACCCGATGAAGCTCTTTGAGAAGAGACGGGCTTCCCATGTCGATCCAACCCGTCTGCGCGACCCACGGGATAGAGACGCCCCCTGGGTCTTGCGTGGCGTTCTGCCCATACTGAATCACCTTGATGGGCGAATTGCCAGGCTGCTGGACCCAATACAGGGTCGGCACATCAAGGCCGGTTCCCGCGGCGTTCTCGCCTCCGGGGAACGGAATCCAAGCAGCGACATTCCATCCGAAGCCATTCCACGTAGACCATGCCTCCGCCTGAAGCTCCTGACTAGCATCCTGATCGAACACCATGACGTTATTCGCCAAGCCACCGCCGGTGTCTACGGCGAAAAGCGCGACGTTATTCAAGAACGTCTGGATGGTTTGCGCCCCTGGTAGCGGGAAAGACCCGTTGAGCGCCACCTGCATCGAAAAATCGCCGGCAACGGCGCGAATAAGCCTCTGATTCCCCCCGGATATTTTGCCGGAGGTGATCGGGATATTTCTTCCAATGGGTTCCGGTTGCGTCGCTCCTACAAAGAGACGATTGAAGCTGCTCCCACTCCAGAAAACGATCGTGTCGTTCAAAGCAGCCGCACATCCCGGAGATGGTATCCCGTAGCTCCTCAGCGCCGGCTGTACGTTGAACTGATATTCACCCTGCTGGAAATCGTAGCCCGCGATCGCGTAGACGCTGTTCGATTTGAACACGTAGAGCACGTTACCGATTGGGATGCACGTCTGAATGCCGGGGTCTCCATCGCCAAGGCCGATCGCATACGGCCCATTGGAAACCATGAACGCGAAGCTCTCGGGCATATTGAGGTCTGAAGCATAGAGCGTGTTCGGGAAAGCCGGATCGCCCCAAAACCAAACGTGATTATGCCACGTCACACAGCCAGTGAACGGCCGGGTGATCTGATACGAGAGCGCGGTGAGCGTCGTGCCGTCGTATTTCAGCGGCCCCGCTGTCCCGCCCCCACCCCCCGTAAACGCCGTGGGCATCCCAACTGGAGCTGCGTTCTTGATGATCTGAACGGTGTAAGCATTCCCGCCGACGCCGCTCACGAGCGCGCCCACGTCGATGTTTCCAGCCTGCGCGAACGCCTGCGCTAGGAACGGCGTGCCGGGGGCGACCGCGGCGGAGACGTTGAGTGCCTGTACGAGCTGAAGCGCGATGGACTGCGCATTATCGGTTGCCAGAACGACGTAATTGGGCGTTGTGACCGTCGCAGGGCCAACAACCTGTATCTGTGCCGTATCGCCCACTGCAAACGCCCCTGGGGCGATTGAAGCCTGCGCTACGCCGAGGTTCGAGGTCGTCGCCCCGCAGATGATGAGGATGTCGCCGCCGGGGTTCATCCCTCCGCCCAGCGCCGGATCATACGCCGAACAAAACGAGACCGGGACGGTGTTCCCGCTCGAGAAGTCCGTGATCTTCGAAAGCGCGGTCGGAGAGATAGGCGTCCCAGGGTCTCCGCCGCCCCACAGCGCCCCCTGCGCGGAGATGACAAGCTTGGTGAGCAGTGAAGGCGACGTGCGATACCAGCGGATGCCGGAGACCGGAGCATTCGGAAATGAGCCGGTGATCGAAGCCTGGTACACGATGCCGCTGCCAGCACGCTTCCCCCAAGCCCCGAATCTTCTATAAAGCAGGTTCGAGCACGCCGTCAAGCCCGGAACCTGGCTAGGCGTACGGCCCTCGTTGAGCACCGCACCAAACGCGAGGGCGGAGAACTTGCGGGCCGCCTTATCGACCGGCATTAGCCGAGAAACCAACCGGCATCATACCCCTCGGAATCCTCGCCGGAGACCGTGGGCTGTGAAGCGCGGTTCGTGTCGAACGTGAACGCCTTGGCCTTGTCCACTGCGGTTTGGTAGCGCTTCATGAAGTCTGCTGCCAGGCCGCGGTCGCTCTTCCTGATCCAATAGTCCCCGAGCACGCGGTACGCCAGCGCCATGCAGTACTGCGGCGGGATGCCGGGCACATCGCCGGGGTTGTCGAGCTGAATCCCAAGCGAGCTGTAGTAAAACGTGATCGTATCACCGTTGGGGCTGAAATAGGTCAGCGTCGTCGGGGAGACGACCATCGTCGCCGACGTCGTCGTGATCTTGAATTGGATGCCCGTCCCCGGCGCGAGCAGCGCGGTGAGGGTGAGTTGATTCGCGATCGTCGTCGCAGGAGAGAGGAACGCCGTGACGCCCTGAACCGCCCCCGTAAGATTCAGCTTGGTCGCAAGCTGAACAGCAATGGTCGTGGTCGTATCGCTTGGCGTCGTGACGTACGGGGCAGACGTGAATGACAAAGCGCCATTCGTAACCGTTACCGTCGTCGAATCTCCGACGCTTGGAGCTGCGCTGAGAATGCCGGCGCCAACCCCGGGCCCGACCGCATTCCCGGGCCCCGGCTGCGGGTAGAGGCGAATATAGCCCGCCCACGGCTGCCGGTAATACAGCGGCTGCCCCACGTTGTTCGGCACGATGCCGCCGACGCGATTGCTGAACTCCGACATGGAGACGCCGTCCAGGTCATACGTGTAGCCTCCCGCAGGCGTGTACTCGATCTTCGTGAGGCTCACGAGCCCAAGGGGAACCGGGTAGTCGAGTAACGGCAGCACGGGAAACGTGTCCATGCGGTCGGAGAGATCGGGTGCGATTCCCGTATCGGCGATGAATTGCCCAAGGGCGATGGTGAGGTCGCGCGCCATGACGCTTGCGGTGAAATCTCCAGACGTGGGCATCGGATAGCCCGTGTCTGGTCCGTCTTCTCTGAGAAGGCTGAGCACACGACACTGCAAATCGAACAGCGACATGGACCCCGGCGCGTGCCCGGTGTTCGCCGCGCTCGGGGAAATGAGAAGCCTTCCGCCTTGGGTGTTCCCCAAGTACAATGGTTGCCCAGGAGCAGCGACGAGCCTGTTAAACATAGGCCATGAACGCTCGCGGCCCCATTGAAGCAGCATCCAAATCCAGGTCGGCGCTCCCGCCGCGTACACTTCCGCGAGCGTTCACTAAAGCAGCATCCAAATCCAGGTTGGAGCGCCAGCCGTGTAGGTAAGCGCAATGCCCGATCCCGCTGGCACCATCGCCGACACCGTCGCCGTAGAGAGGATCGGGATTTCAGCGGTTGATCCCCCCGAGCCGTTCACATGCGCCGTAAGATTCGCTGCTCCGTTTCCGGTCACGTACACGATGCAGTCTGTCGCGTAGGGATTCGCGACGACAACGGTGGTCGCGGCAATCGCAGGTTGAGCGGGGTTCGTCGGGGGGCCAAAGGGATTGGGGCCGATGTTGTTTCGGTAGCGGCACGCACCAACGCGCGTCGTGGAGTTGTCCGTCCAATTTGTCGTATTCCCGGCGATGTAGTTGTTCTCGAAGATCACGCCGTTCACGGTCGCGGAGTCGATGACGACGCCTTTGAGATTCTGGCCCCCGGCGATATCGTTTCCGATGGAGCAGTTCCGAAACTCAGTGGTTACGGGAAGATTCCCGCCTCCCTGAAGATGCACGCCAATGCCTAACGCATTGGTATGGAAATTGCAAGAATGGAACTTTATGGCTTGGGATGTTCCGATGTCGAGTCCGTTTCCGCCCGTCACGCATTGAAACGTACATCCAAGGAACAGCACATCGTGAATGGGTCCCGTGCCGGACTGCGCGATGGTCGCAGCATTCACGCCGCCTCCGGTAAAGGGCGGATGACCTGTCCAGAAAGTGCAGTCCACCAAACGGATATTGCCGTATCCTGGTGCCCCCGTACCGCATTGTAGGGTCAATCCGCTGTTCGTCGTCCCGTCGAAGAAACAGTCGGCGAAGTACGAATCCGAGAGATCGCCAAGCGTGGCGTTGAAGTTGAGTCCTTGCCCTATGCTCTCGAAATCGCAGTCTTGCATGTCAATGAGGTCAAAGCCGGGCGTAAGCGATCCCGCAGAAATGAGCGCAACGGCGTTACTTGTCCCCGCGTCGTAAGAGGGTCCTGAGCCTCGCACCATGCACTGATTGATGAAGAACTGGGCGCTCCTCGTGCGCGTGCGAAGGAAGTCTCCAAACTGATTGTACGAGTCGATTCGGCCCATGAAGAGCGTCGTGACGCTCCCGGCGTTGTTCACCGCATCGCCCACGTCAAGCGTATGGAAGTGCGCTTGCAGCGTGCAATCTGAAATCCAGATATTGACGCCGAAGGGGATGCGCCACATCGCCCCGCCGCTCATGTTCCCGTTATTGCAGAGAAAATTTAGGTTTTGCCATGAGAAATTAGCAAGGTTGTTTGCCGCTGTGGGATATGCGCCTCCGGCGAAGATGTCATACGTTCCGGCATCGGCATAGATACATGAAGAGCCCTGGGCATCCCCCACGAAGCGCATCCCATATAGCCGACTCGGGGAACCCATTCCGGCGAGGTTGATCGAGTTGGTGATGCGCCAGTTTCCCGCCGGGAAGTAGACGACCCCGCCACCAGCCGCAGCGCAAGCAGCGATCGCATTGGCAATGGCCGTATTGCAGACGAAAACGCCGTTGCCGATCGCACCGTAGGTAACGATGTTGAAGATACGGCTCGTACCGGCTGCGAAGAGCGCGGCGACAGACTGCGCGGTAACGTTCTCGATGACGCCGCCGCGAGAGATGACGAGCAAGTCGGTGTTCTGTGCCGGGCTCCCCGAGGGATACCCGGCGATAGAGAACGGCGGAACGCCTGCGAGAAGCTGCGTCCACGTCAGGTATTCCGTGAGACCCGTTGCAGGCCGAAAGATCGGGAAGAGGTCCGCACCTTGCGGTGTCGCTCCGGCAGGCAACTCGTTGATCGTAAAATCAGCGCGAGCAGCTTTCTCGGAGCGAAGCTTGGCGTTACGAAGGAAAAACTCGTCAGCAGAAAGCCCCGCGGATGACCGGCGCTTGCGCCGCATCTCCGCGATAGCCATTTGGAGGAGATGCTCGTCATGCACGGGGGAGGCTCCTTACTTCGTCTTGTGGCTGCCGCGATTGCGCTCTGAACGCGGGAGATTACCGATATCGACGTGCGAGCCATCAGAATCGGCGATGCGCTTGGTCATGCCCGAATAGATGCCGTCTTCCGGGCAGCGTCGAGGGTCTTGCTGTACCGGCACGTCGTCTTTGATCGTGTGTCTACGAGGTTCAAATGCCATCGGACACCCTCCCAAACTTGCGGGGCTCTGGAAGTTTCAGAAGCTCTGCGTTCTCTTTTGGCTCCGGCTCCGGTTCGGAAAACTCCGGCTGTTCTGGCTCTTCCGACACGCGAACGGGCTCCACGTACGACAAGTTTTTCGTAAAGACGTGATGCCCCAAGCCGCATGTTCCAACGAGAAGCTCGTCGTAGAAAGAGCCACCACAAGCGGTGAACGTCCCGCAGTTTTGGCAGGTCGCCCCCTGCGCTACGTCAGCCATCGGCGTCTTTCGGCAAGATGCGCCCGGTAGCGGGGTCCCGTTTGCGTCCCATTGAGTCCACGATCGGCATAGGCGTAGTCATCGCTTCAACCGGCTCGCGCGTCTCACGCGGTATTTCCATCGAAAGCTTAGAAGAGATGAGCCCCTTGAGCTCGGCAAGCTGCATACGGAAATCTTGCGCCTGCTGCTCGTAATGCTTGCTCAAGCGCGCCATCTCGTCTTCATACTTCTCTTTGAGCTGCTCCGGCGTTTCGATCTGCCCAAAGCTATCTTTGAGCGGGTCAAACTCCCCGATGCCGTAGATTTTGTACAGCCGGATAGGCTCATCGGCGGTCCCGTCGTCATGGAGAACCTGCACTGTCACGTCAGGCGAACGATGTGGCCCCGAAGGCGTCATATTAGGCCGACCGCCCCGCCCGTCGCCGCGAGGATAGTCATACCGATTAAGGTAGCGCGTCTTCTCGACACGCCAGAACTCACGCAGCTTTTCCTTGGCTTTCTCGTCGATGGCAAACCGGAATTGATCCGGGACGTAGAACGGTCCAAACCACGCCGCAACCTTGTGCATCGGCTGCACGATAGAGCATCCAGGCTGTAATGGGATTATCGTCGCCTTGCTACGCGGTCCCCCGACGTTCCACTCGAGAAAGACCGTGCGCGGCCACGTCCTCGCAAGCGTGACACGGCACTGCTTTTCAGCCTCGACGATGCCTCGAGCTTGGGCGACAGCGTCATCACGATCAAGGGACTCGAGTGGATCAACAGTCTGCATAACCTGATTCGTTCCTTAGCAGCCCACGCAGCCAACGAGCGCGGGGAGGTAGCCTTTGAAGCCGGTGCCGCCGGCAAGGTTTGCACCGCCAGCCGTCGCCGTGGAACCGCCCGTTGCGGCCACCGCGAAGGTAAGCGAGTTCGCAACCATGCCGGAGAGCGAGATAGTGAAGAAGCTCGCCTCCGTGCTTCCGGAACCGAAGTTCACCTTGAAGAACATCGGGCTCGTAACCGAGAAATTATTGACGGTCACGGTCACGACGCCAGCCGCGTTGGCCGCGGTGAAGAACGCTGAGAAGCTAGGCTGTGCGTTAAGGTAGGCCACAAGCGCCGCCGCCGCGGTCGTCGCCGAGACCGCCTGCGCGGAGGTCAGAGGCGGCGTCGTCCAGGTGGTGGTTTGCGCGGTGCCTGGAGCCGAAGGCACATACGGCGTTTGGATCGTCACCGAGAGCGTATCGCCAGCCGCCGGAGCGCCCGCGATCGTATCGGTCTGCGAAGCCGCTGCGAGAGCCGCCGCGGTAATCGAAGAGCCGATTCCCGAAGCCGGCAGCGAGGCGTTCCCCGCAAAGGCCGAGATGCCGTTGGGAGCCGAAACCGAACCGCCCTGCAGATATCCCGCCGTACCGCGCGAAGCGATGAGCGGAAGCTTGTCGACGATCGTGACGGCGCCGGCGCCGGACTGATCGACGAGAACGCTGGGATGGAAGCCGGAGATAACCGCGTCGATGTACTGCGTGCCGCGCACCAACCCCGCCGTCAAGTTTGCTCCAGACGTGTAATTGGCCGGAGATACAGAACCCCCGAAGCCGACCCAGGTCTCGGAAACGATGCCGACGATGGATTGCTGATTCGCGCCGGTTCCCGGAAGCCCAACGCCCTTTTGATCGGGATATGGTTGGATATCCTGACTTGAGAACTGCAAGGCAATACCGGGGCTATACACCGTGCTCGCTACGGCAGGGCGATACTTGCGCGCCCCACGTTCGTAGTCGCGGTACTGTGAGCCAAAATCAGATACCGAAGTTGCGGAACCCATGTCTTAGCCTTTGCCTCCCGGAGCCTTGCTGCGACCGCCGAAGTTCGCGTTCAAGACGCGGCCTTCGTTGGGCGGATATCCCTGTTCGTAATTGCACGGCTCCATCGTAGACTTGGCAGCCGTGTAGATATCGCCAAGGCGCTCGTTGACGCTGTTGTTGATCTTCTGACCCTTGGCGCTGCCGCTCTTCTCTTTAGACATGGCTCTCCTCGCTCTTATTCTCGACGAATGATCTCGACGACGTGCAAACGGTCGAAGAGGGAATGCTGTAATCCGGCAGCCATGCTCGCGCGCTTGCGAGAATTGCACGGCTTACAAAGCCCCTGGATGTTGAAAGCGTAATCGCAGCCGCCTCGCGAGAGCGGGACGATGTGATCCTTCGTGAGCACGCACTTCTCGCCGCATGACGCACAGCGCCCACGCTGCTTCGCAACGATTGCCTGCCACTCTGGAGCGGTGTGCGAACCAAGGATTCCCAACTTGAGAGCACGGCGCTTCTCTTCTCCACGATTGGCGAGAGCGTGCCATCTATCAGGGAACCTGCGTCGCCACCGCATGACGCCAGCTTTGTGCGGTTCTGGGTTCTTGGCATACTCTGCACGGCATCGGGCATTGTACTCATCGCGATTCTCGGTACGCCACTTCTTGCGCCAAGTGCTATTCCACGCTTTGACCTTTTCAGGGTTTTCGGCATAGTACTGACGCGCGTAATCTGGGTGTTCTTCGTGCCACTTACGCAGGTACTCACGCTGGCATTCTTTGCATTTTCCGGGGCCGATGTGCTCGTGTCCGTTTTTGCAAAAGCCTGTACGCTTCGCCGCGTTGTTTGCGGTGAGGCAAGGTCCGCAAGCTCCACGCTGCCCTGGCTTGCGCTCGTGTAGCCCCTTTTTGCAGAATCGAGGCTCAGCGTTCTTCTTTGCCTTATATTCAAGCTGATAGGCAGCGCGCTGTTCCTTGTGCTCGGCAGCGTAAAGCCGGCTTCTCTCACGGGAGCATTCAATGCACGACGCACCGACGAGGCGCTCATGGCCTCGCTTACAGAGCGTTGTTTTGTAGTTCTGCATTCGTGCATTTTAACATGCTCCATCGTAAAAATCAACCGTTGCTCACGTTACGATAAACTCCAGTTGAACTGGGTTTCCTAACCTCGTAATTTCCCAAAACAAAGATATGACCAGTTTCAACATCCTGATTCGTTGGTTTAATGAACCCCTCAAACTCAAAGTCGCGCTTCTCGTGGATGACAAGTCGCTCGTGATCGAGATTGTGGAAGTTCATGGTGTTCGCAGGCTGCCCGGAGTCGTCGACAAGCGGACAACCCTGGAACGCAATGTTGTCGAAGCCCAAACTTGCGATCTGAGAATCGACGAAAATCTCTTGCGGCGTGAGGAGCTGCCAAAACGAAGCGTAGCCGGTCTTGGTCGCAGAGATGAGCTGCACGCGCTCTTCATCGGTTTTACATTGCATCCACAACGTCATCATGGAGGCGCTCGAGAGCGCGGTGAGCGTGCCCGGATCGAAGACCTGCGCCTGCCACCACGGGTTGGCGACACGGTCGATACCCAGATACACTTGCTGACCCGAGGCGTTATTGACGGCTGCTCCAAGACCGTCCCAATCTTTCCCACCATTGCCGGAGCCATTGGCAAAAACCTGAGCGCCGATCTTATCGTAGAGCGCCATATATGCCGACTCCACCTTGTTCTTCACAAGGGAGAGCTGCGCGCGTTTGCCCGAAGCCCGAAGCTTGTCGATCGCAATGATCGTCACCGACGCCTGCGCCTGCTTCCAGGGGAGTTCGTAGGTCGTAAACTCTTCCTGCGCATCGGTCGGCAGAATGTCGGCGCCGCTATAGGTGATCGCCGTCTCATTGGGCTGCGCCAAGATCGGCTGCGAGATAATCGAGCCGCCGGATTCGTGGACGATCCGCTTCTTGGAGCGCAAGATACCGATGAGCGGACGCGCGCCGTAGCGTTGGTCGATGATCGACGTACGAAGCTCACGCTCGACGAAGGCGTTGATTTCTGCGGTTGAAACAAAGGGTATTTGCGGCACTACATACTCCCTACTACTAACGAGATGCGATCAAACAGCGTTGGCTGTACGCCGGGAAGCAGCGCATTTGATTTAGCCGCGTTGCATGTCCGACAAAGACCCTGGATGTTGATTGCCATGTCCGACCCCCCACGAGAAACGGGAACGATGTGGTCTCGCTCTAGTGGACGGCCTGGAATCTTCCCACAGTGATTGCACTTGCCGTCCTGTCTGGCGACAATCGCAGTCCACTCTTCGGTAGTGTGGGAGCCTATTGCGTTGAACTTCGCTAGCCGATGACGGCGCGTGCGCGCTCTACAAAGCTCGGGATTCGCCTTCTGCCAAGCTGAGAAATACTCTGGGTTCTCTAGCTTGTACTTAGCGTTATACGTGCGATTGTATTCACGATACCGCTCGGGGTTGTTCACCTTCCAAGCTTTCGTAGTGGCCCGCCGCTCGTCAAGGTGCTCCGCCATGCGCTTGGCATGGTAAGCCTTCCATCTCTCAGGATGCTCCCGATAAGCCTTCCGTGCATCCGCAATCTTACAAGGACGGCATGATTTCCGAAGCTCACGCGGCCCTCCGCATCTCCCGCAGGGCTTCCCAAGTTTTGACGTGTCAAGCATGGTATTCATGACGCGAATCGCGGATCTGGGTTAGCCAAATAGCGATCGACGGGATCGTCGAACTGCTTGGCTCTTTGAGCCGCGCCATTGGAGCGCGTGCCGTTGGGGGAAGCCCCCGGGCTTCCTAAGAGTGCGGGAATCTGCGGCTGCGGTGCCGCTGCCGGCTGTTGCTGCTGCGTGCGCGCGAGCTTGAGCGCGTCGTAAATCGACGCCTTGAGTGCAAGCGCATCGAGGAACCAAGGACGATTTTGACCCTGCGGAAAGCCCTGCGCCTGCGCCTGGAAATAGAGCGCGTCGGCGGTGGTCTTCAGATCGGCTTGAAGATGCTGATCGGTCGCGAGCATCGGGTACTTCTCAACGCATTTGGCCCAATCGCTCTGCATGCGCTGCTGATCGCTTTGGCGCTGCTGCTCCGCTCTCCATGACTGAAGCTCTTTGATCTGCTGCGCGAGCACCGGGTCGGGTTGCTGCTGTTGACGCTGCGTGCGCGCCTGCGTCGGCTGCGCGGCGGGTGCGTTCTGATCGAAGAACGCAGAGCACTGCTCGAGGTACTCAGCCTTGGGCGCATTCGAGAGATACTCGTCGATGAAGCCCAGCGTGTTCGGCTCTTTGGTGAGGCGCTCCATGAGCGGCGCCCAATTTTGCTTCGCCTCTTCAGCCGTGCATCGGAAGATGCTCTTGAACGTATCGACTTCGCCCTTCATGGGCTGGAGCTGCGCACGCTCTTGGAGCGCCGCCACAACCTGGGCGCGCGTCCACTCTATGCCTTCCGCGAGGGGGATTTTGTCCTCGGGGGAAAACGTGGGCTTAGGTTCAATGACAGCCTCAGCGACCTTCGGAGCTTCGGTTCCGGGGGTCTCTGCTTTAGGCGTCTCCGTCGTCTTTGCGACGGGCGGCTCAACCTTGGGCTGCTCGGTGGTCGCCTTCGCGGGCGGCGCTTCCGTCTTCGGAGTCACCTCAGCCTGCGGCGTTACCGCCGGAAATTCTTTGGTCTCCGGGTTCTCCTCAATCCACCGATCAATGGGATCGGCGGGAGCGGAAGAAGATGGAGAAACCTCGCCTCGACCATCGTTACCGATGGGAAGCGGGTCAAGCCCCTTGGGAGTCGCTTCGTCTTGTGGATTCATAAGCTACTGCACAACCATGCCTGAGCGGTGCGATAGCAGTGTCGAAACGCTGCAACAGCACCGCTCAACTGCATCTTACCGGCGACCGCGCCGCCCGCCGCGCTTGCCTTTGCGGCCTCCGCGCATGTGATGGCGCTTTTTTCGTCTAGCCATGGTTGTTGGTGCTCTCCTTTCCATCCGTCTTCCGGGAACCGGAGATGACGATGCGGAGAGCGTAGCGCACCGCTTGCGCCGCCCTATCTGTAAAAATACTTCTAAGCGGTTACTGCAACTTTTTTAAGGAGACTCACTACATTCAGGGTTGGCTGGGAAGCAATATAGCTCGTAGTATGACGCAGGTAGTCCCAGAAAAGAAAAGAAGCTCCGGTGTACCCCTACAGCCCAAAGCTCTTTTCACTCTCCCGTGTTTCGCACGGCGAACGGATTTCCTCCGATGTGACGGTGAAAAGCGCCTAGAGGCGTTCCGCACCTATCATGCTTGCGGACCTGTTCGGAGCCGAAAGGCTCCCTTGCCTTCCAAAAAACCGCTGAAAAGCGGGAAGGGAAGGGAAGGCGGGTGGGGAATGTCCCCCTAAGACCCCCTGTCAGTACTACTAAGGAGCCGGGAACGGTATCGGCTTAGTACGAGGCGGTCTTTTCTTATCCTAGGAAGCAAGCGCGCCTCTTATCACATCCCACCGGGAGACCCGGAGAGATCGAGTGAACTCTTCGCCGGAGGCGGAGCTCCCGGAATCGCTGGCGCGGTCGGAGGAGCCTGTGGCGCAGGCGCGGCGACGGCGGCTTTGATCTGATCGACGAGCATCGTGATCGCGGGGGCCAAGCTCGGCACCTGACCGGTAAGCTCGCGCAAAGAGAGAATGGCCGTATCGGCCGCTACTTTCTTCGAGGTTGAGGGATCCCCGGATGAAAGGCCCCCGATGCCCGTAGGAGGCGGCGGAAGCCCCGGCATGCTCGGAGGGGCTCCCATACCCGCACCAAGAGCCGCAGAGGGCGCTCCAGGCATGTTCATGGGCGAAGGACCGGGGCCACCCCCGCCACCCAGAAGAGACGCTAAACCACCACCGTATGCCATTTCACTTCCCCCACGAGCTTAGAAGCTCTTCAGAAAATAGTCTTTTTGCGTCTTCTTCCGTGAAGCACGGTAAAAGCGCGTGCAAGATCGGCTCTATCTCTTCAAAAGAAAGCTCCCGATCAAGCCACGGCTTTATCGCGCTCGAGACGTCTGCTCTAAATGATGATTGCATGCCCTACCTCACCGCGGCGTTTTCGTGTCGCGAAGGGATGTTCGAAGGCGGCGCGTTGCGCGTCTGAACCTTCGGATGATTCTGGGGGCGTGATTGCTCCGGGCCCGGCTTACCGCCAACCTTGGAGGCACGCTTCGCCATGGCTTCCATCGCCTGGTTTGCCGCCTGCTGCTGGAGCATACGCGGAACTTGCGTGCGGTAGCCCTCGATGCGGTTCTTCTCGTGCCACCAAACCATGTCGACGAGCTTTTTATCGTAGAGCTGCATCCACTTATTCCACAGCCCAGCGGGAGATGTGGAGAGCGAAGAGACCGGCTCAATCGCAAACTCGACGGCTCCCTGAAGATCGGTCGCCTGATACGTGCGGAACTTGGTCTCGACGCTAGAGACGGGCTGCACGACGGGCTGCCCTTGCTCGTCGAAAGTCTGCTCGTAGTGAACCTTGTCTTGGCGCTCCCGAATAGGCCGCTGCCCGCGGTCGAACTGCTGGATGAGCTGCACGCGCAGCTTCCCGATGCGCGCGAGCCCGGATTCGAAGTTGCGCACCTTTAGGCGGATCGGCGCAGCCCCGGATTCCTGGAGCTGATCCATCGTCGCGAATGCCGTATTCCCCGCTGGCATATGACCACTCACCGCGTCATTGACGCCGCTCACTTGCCCCATCGCCTTGTCAAGAACCTCGTAAAGTTCGAAGAACTCCTTCGGGATGCCGGGCTTGTCCAAAGGCTGCAATCCGTCCATTTTTTCCATGGGAATCACGAGCCCAGGCTTGTTCTTGATAGAAGCAGCGTTGACACCAGCATTCTTATCGAGCTTATAACTTGGCGATCCAATCTTTTCGAGGATATCGTAAACCTGTGACAAGATACGATTTTCCGCGATGGCGCAATCCTTGAGAGCAATGCACTCGCCCTGACCCCAGAATGCGCCGTTGTCGTAGTCTTTCCACATGGCCCACGGGAAGCCGTCGGTCTGGAACGGATTGCAGATATCCCGGAGAAGCACGCGGTTGCACCCCGCCGTGATGACCAACCGACCATTGGGATACTTGGGACGCCAACACGTTTCCATAACCGGCTGCATTTTCGGCTTATAGAACGGGAACGGGAACGGCTGGCCGTCGATCTCGCTAACCTCAGTACGCATGCCCGCAAGCTCAAGATCATACATACCATCGGGGCCGACGACGGGCTCAAACTGCGGCTGGCCGTTGACGACTTTCTGCTTTTCGTACTCCTCAAGCGTGTCGTCTCGCATCCAATACTCGAGAACCTCGACGATGTCTCCGTCGTCTTCCCGATACGGCGACGTAGCGTTGGTGTACAAAGGAGCGGTGACGTTTCCGTTTATGCTCTGCGCTGTGATGATGCGCTTGCGCTCTCCAGCGGCGTCCCCTTCGCGGATGAAGTCACGATCGGCTTCGCTTCCACTTGCCATGCGGATCGTCCGTACGGCATAGCACGCCTTTGCCTTGTCGGGAAAATTGCGACGAATCCACCCCATCGTTTGCGATTCAGCGTGGATAAGAAACTCGCAATCTTCGATGCACGTTGCCGTCGCGTTCGTGAAGACTTTGTAGGGGGCCACCGGAATGGCGACATGCTTTCCACGTCCTCCATCTGCGTACGGATCGAACAGAACCTTCATGAAGCCCGTGCCCCAGATGAGGCCGAACAGCACGAAGATCGAGTTCTTGCCCTGCATATCGTTGTTATCCCAATCGCGGTCGACGAGCTTGCGCAACAGGTCGGCAGCATCTTCGGAGCCCGGAACTTCGGGCTCAACCGATATACGGGGCTTGTTATCGGTCATGACAGCCTGCTGGAAAGTGACCAGCGCACGTATCTTGTTTACCGATATTTTCGAGCGCCACGTCGGCCATTTATTGGGCCACATATTGGACACGAACAAGTCCCATGCGACATCGAACGTCTCATAAGGATCGCGAGCGCGACGGGCGTCTTCGTACATGCGGGAGCAGAACTGGAGGATTTCAAACTGATCTTGCTCTTCAGGAGTAAGCTCCTCGATCTCCGGGATTTCACGACGCTCCGCCTGATGCTTCTCTTGCTGCGTAGAGAGCCACTCATCGTACTGTAGAAGGCCGGAGTTCCGGCCCATGGCGCTCTGAAGCGGCATGAACTACTTCATCCGGCCAGCGGGCGTTTTCCCAAAGTCGTATCGGCTTGGGCCAGAAATTAGACTCTTAATAGACTTCTCCCCGAAAGGAGTTTCTTTCCCAGCCCAGTCAGTATCCTGAGTCCAGGGCGTCA